AGCACTCATCGAGCCTCCCAAAATGTGTTCGATCCGCGTGCTTGTAATGGGTAGTTGCATAATGACATGGGAGCCTGATTTGTCTACGTCCATATCGTCCTCTGCACCCTCGATCCCCACATTGTCCGCTGCATTTTCGATCCCTAAATCGTCCTCTACATCCTCGATCCCTACATTCACATTCTCCGCAATTGCTTCAAGGATCGACACATTTTTTTTCGTTGGCCGTGGCGCTCTTGGTTTAGGAGGTGCCTTGGGCTTAGGCTCTGCCTTTGGCTTAGGCTCTGCCTTTGGCTTAGGCTCTGCCTTTGGCTTAGGCTCTGCCTTAGGCTTAGGCTCTGCCTTTGGTTTGGGCGGCATTATAGCCTATCTTAATTATGCTATAAGCGTCTTTTCCTTAAGTTCATTTGCTGCCCTTTGAAGCACGCTCGCCCACGTCGACGTCCATCCAATGGCACTGACCACGAGCGGTTGTTCATCGATCGGACACTGCTTTTGCATCTCATAATACTTTGCAGACATGCGCATGTAAGCTTTTTGGGTAGCCCATGCCCCCCATGCGAGCGCTATGATGAGGACAATGATGTATAGCTTCATTCGGGATTGTCACTGTGTGTTACAATCTGTTACCAAAAACAAAGATAAGAAGGCTTGTTGAGCCAGAAATGACCATTCTAACCCACATCAACAACTAACAAGGATTACGAATGAGCAAGTGAAGTAACATTTCAGTGTTGATAGTACAGTAAAAGTTCATTAAGGTGTAAACTTGAGCCCCCCAATCCCCGCCATAGCCTCAAAAACGTTGTAACACAGTGCATACACGACACACTCGTACTCCACGTCCTCCGACGGCGGCGGGTTAACGGTGATCGCCAACTGATTGGCCGTGATAATAGCCGTGTTGTAAGCACCGCTAGGTTGCCATCGCTCTGGGTACAATGCAAAGGAATACGTGTAAATCCCAGCACGCGGCGACCCTGAATGGTGTTGAAAGGTCTGCATGAACTCGAAGAACTCGGCCGGCTTGTCCTCGATGCGTTCGTAATTCTTGTTCCATACGAGTTTGGCGGTTGACAAAATACCACTCCCATTTTTTTCAGTGAATGTTGTCCAATCATTGCGTTCTATGGCATCGGCGCGCCGAAAGAACCAGATAAACTCTTTGACCGGGTTGTTAAGTGTCAAATTGATGACCTCGTTGTTTTTGATGCCGCCTTTTTCAAAGCGAAAGACCTGCTCCACCAATATTTGATGGTGAGCAAACGTCATTGCCGTGCGCTCATCACTATCGAGGTAAACATATTGGCACTCCAAGTATGCATCGAGGGCCACTTGGGTCTGCCCTACCGTAGTACCATTCGGCGACATGAAGCGGCCTATGGTCGTGTCAATGCCAGCATGCGTTGGGTGGCTTGCATTCCACGTCGCACGGCTTACATACTCGCCACTATAGACATCAAACAGTTGGTATAGTTCGTCAAGTGCTCGCGTTTCAATTGTGATGTTGAGTGTTTGCAATTGAAGGGCGCATAAAGGCAATACCAATGCCGGGTTTTTGCTAAACCAAAAAGGGAGTGGGACGAAAAAGCGCCGACCCGGGATCGATGGATTTCCTGCGGAGCCAACTGGGTAGAAACGATAGGACAGGCGGTTGTTTTTTAAGAACACACGTGGCCGGGGATCTGTTGGGCGTGTCCAAAGAGGGTCATTTCCCGTCATACGGTTATAAATACCCCTTTTGTTCTCGGAAAGTGTGAGCTCATTCCAAACGTCCATCCACTCGCCATACTGATCGTCAATACTCCGGCCATTGTCGAGGGTAATGGATGTCCGATAGATCATATAGTTAGCAATGCGATCGACCCATTGGAAACGCATGGTGTCATCACTATATATTGCAGGAAGCTTGAAGCAAAAGTAAATCTCTTTCAAAGCATCCGCACGGCGACCACTAAATGTGCATGTAAACCGGCCGCGCGATGACTGATCGAGGACGGGCGTGTTGAAGAATGACTCCCGGACACTTTGCATTGCGAAATTGGTGTGGCGACGGTAAACAAACTTGAAAAAGCTCATTTGTGGCTGCCCAACAATAAACTCCATTTGGGCGGCCTCGACCGTTGATGCAGGTGCAATAAGCTGGAGCTCACCTCCTCCCATTCGTTCTTTTTGTGGGTGCCGTGTGCCGACGACCTACTCTATTTGTAAGGACCGGATTAAAGGCTCGGTTTTACACGCAAGGCTTGTAAAACGGTAAAAATGATTGAATCTATCACTGTGAGGGGCGTCATTTGATAAACCAAAATGCATTATGTGTGTTTAAACTCCTACCAAGCACGCAAAACAGGTCTGCCATCAGTAATGCTCTTGTTTTCTGCGGTGGAGCCGTAACGATCGGTATTGAGGTCAGATTGGTTGACTGCCGGGGCAACCTTTTTATCGAAACCTTGTGCATACAAGCTCTTGACCTCTTCAGGGGTGACCGCATAATTGCGGTAAGAAAGGTTTGCCATGAATAACTTGATTTTAGCATTGTTTGAAGGTACCCCATAGGTGCCTGCAAACGGAACGCCATTGCCGGTCGCTGTAGCCGGAGAAAATGATGGCGCCACGTAAAGTGGGCCCATGTTTTGGCGTAAAATGCTTGGTGTTTCGGCAGAACGTTCGCCGATGTAGTTATCCACATAGCGCTCGAGTTCAAGAATACCGTTGATGTACACACGAATCTTGATTTTGTTGCGCAGCGGGAGAAGGTCAGCGGGCTCTGTGTCGGACACTATGATCGTCACCATGAACCATTTACCTTCGTAATTGGGGTCAGAGAGGCCCGTCACACCGATTTTGTGATCGTTTGCCTTACTCCAATTCGTTAACGAGTTATTGCCGCAGTTATTCCGAGATGTTTCATGAACACCGTCAACGGCATTATTGGTATTGAGCTCAATTGTGAGAGCATCCCAATTGGCTCCTTGGAGTTTGACTAGTGGGCATTTGATCATCACATTCTTAGCTTGATCATCAGCACCTGGAGTCAAATTACAAATGTTTGCAAACTTTGTCCGTCGGTTGGACCCACGCATGAACAAAACAACATCCGTTGCCGCAAGATTGTCCTCGATGCCTTTCGTTACAGATGCCGCAACACCGCTCCGGCCGGCCTTGTACAACCAAAAGTTGTATGTGAACTCTGCACCTCCGGCTTGGTTAATGGAGGCCGGCATGTTGCGGAATGTAGGGTGATCCCGAGTCAATGTGTCGTAAACCTCATTTTTGGCAGTTCCGAAATCCTTGATGCCTCGAAAGATGTCGGTAACGTACTTAATGGAACGCTTTTGAACGGCCGCATCAATCGCCTCTTTGTTGTACACGAAAAAAGCGAGTAGGAAAAGGGCCATCACGATGCCGACGGCCACAATGATTTGCACAAAGGCACCGACACCTTCCAAGATGGCAGCCATGTGGATTTAAAGGGAAAAGCCGGTGCTCTAAGTAAAGAGGGAGGATTAAAAAAGTAGAGTCATGGCATCATTATTAGCGAACAGCTTGCATTTTGTGACCCGGGGAATCGTTCCGCGCCACAACGGCCGAGACGTTGCCCATGTGTTTCAGAGTCGAACCTCTTTGTATTGTGTACATCGTGAAGTGCTGACATTGCAGGGAGCCCCGGTGAGCAAGAGTTGCCTCGTGGCTTTTAGGCACCACAAGCATGCAGAGAAAGTGCGAAAGGCATTGATGGAATATCAACGTAAAGGACGGGTCATTGACGGGTTGGTCGAGGCTGATGGCTCTATGCAATTTCCATGCACCCGAGGGCGACCAATCATGCCTCTTGACATAACTGCCGGCCGTATGGATGACTTAGAGCGCGAGTGCTTGATGAACTTTTTTGACTTATGGTTGGTCGTCGATGTAGACAATGTCCTTGACTACCCATCGCAAAAACAAACTGTCGCTGAGAGAGACAATGTAGATTTTGACACTCAAAAAACAATGGTATTGAATATTTATGAGTACACAACGACCGAGCCTCCTAGTAGGTCAATGATGAACCATCAACTTGAGCGGCTCCTTCGAGGTTGATACTAGACAACTTATATGCGGTACACAGGCGACCGCACGCCGTAAGCCGGTAGGCCAAGCTTTGCCGCCATGTTGTCCACAGGGCCGCGGGCATAGACCTCATAGACCTCCTTGGCGCTCAAGTCGTGGTTGTAGAACGAAATGCCGGCGACTAGGCCCGAAAAACCAGGGCCCACGGACTCGAGGGCGCTGCCACCAGTGTAGATGTCGCCGACCTTGTCGAGGTTGAGGTCCATGTACGCCCGCTTTTTGGCATGCTTGGTGTAAATAGTTGTCTCTAACTCTCCCGCACCTGCAAACTTACCCTTAATAGGGACCGCATCATGTGCGACCACACTGCCACTTACCAGCTGTTTGACAAGCTCACCATCGACGTAGGCATAAATGATGCCGCCGTTGACCTCCTCGTTCACCACGACTGAGACGTGAACCCAACGTTGTAGAGGAATGTAATCGATTGTGATGCCATGATCCACTAGATCCATGTGGTTGGCAATTGCAGCATCATCGATCTTACCAGTGAAGAGGGTTGACGTCGTTACCTTCATGCGTTTCTCCTTGAAGGTGGCATCATAAGGCTTAACCATGCTTAGGTCGGAGGTGATCTTATTGATTTTCTCAAAGCGAACGTGCAGCTTGTTGGAGTTGCGGTCAAGAAAGACGAGCGGCGAGGCGCCTTGCACGTCCTTGTCGCCACGGTGCCAGATGTGGCGGTATGTGCCCTTGTAGCGATCGAGGTCATGAATATAAATCCAGAACGACATGGTCATGCGCTTGCCGTTGAATGCACGGGGAATGGCGCCGCCTGAGAGTTTTTTGTACTCGGTGCCAGACAAGGGCACCTTGCTATCCACCAAGAGGTGTGATGTTGTTTTGATAGCGCCACGCTTCATGATCCACCAAAGAACAAGTACGACGCCACCTGCCACAAGAATGACTGCTAGCGTTGTAAGGAGGATAGTAAGGGCGCGCTTGCCATCAAAGTTGCTAAACATTGACTTAAGGCTCGAGCTGGCCGAGTTCATACGGTCCGATACTTGCTCGCTTATGTCAGATGCCCTTTCGCGCGCGGACGATGCCATGCTAGGGGCTGCCGGCTCAGGAGTGGGTGCCGGCGCTTGGGCAGGTGCTGAATTGAAGTCGTCGCCATCGCCACGGTCACCACGGTCGTCCCCAAAGTCGTCATCGCCAAATGGATCCCGGCGAGAATCACGGTTTGCTTCGGCCATGATGTGCTCCTACTGCTATCTATGTTCGAAATAAATGAGGGCTGTGGATCACCAACCAACAGGCCTTCCCTCATATTCGGCCCTTTGATGTTTTTTTTGCAATGATAGTTGTGACAGAAGACGTGTAAACGATTGTGTGTGAGCAGGTGGCGGAGCCTTCTTTGGCCGTCGCAACGAACCCAGGTGGACGCGATCTAGTCCGACTATAAACTCAGAAGCCATCTCGAGGGCATTGCCCTCAGCGCTTGCCACCAAATGGTCCCAGTCGACCAGGCCAAGTAGTGTTCGTCTATAGCTCATAAGCTTGGCACTCACAAGGCCTCCCCTATATTCAATTTCTTGAGGCAAATTTTCATAAAAGCGCATTGGGTGAAACCATGGATCATCTTGGACGACATCGCGAATATCGGACCAGGTTGCTCTAGGATCGTACATGACCTCCGACCCTTGGTGCCGGTCCATGTGTTGCTCGGTCATGGCGTTCGATTGGGAACACATATTTTGTGCATCAATACATGGCAGGTTTTTTATTAAAACCTGCAAATACGCCATATTACCTCCCGCTTCTTTGAGTACGCTATCTTTGACTTGAAGATTACCTAGCCATTGTTTGACCTCGCTCATCGTCGGCTCAGGTAACTTCATAACAACTCCTTTACGCACATCTCGAGATCGCTTTTCAACTGCAAGAGACCCCACAAATACGAGTGCAGCTTTTCGCCATTTGTGCACGTTCTTTGGGGATTGAGATTCCTTTAAACAATCTGCGATGTTGCCGAAAAAGCTGCGGTCCACTGACGCAAAGATGTCAATGTCATCGACGACAATGACTTTGGGACGTTTGTTGGCGGCAAAGATGGCGGAAAATGTGGTTTCGAAGGACAATGTGTTGCATGCCTTGCCTATTTGATCAATGACCTCCTTGCTAGAGGTATGAGTCTCAGGAGCAATTGTGAACAACTCGGCACCTGCATTGACGGCCCATGACTTTACCAAGGCAGCCTTACCGATGCCTTCTATGCCCACAAGCCACACGACGCAAGCTTGATTCCAAGTAGTTTGGGCAACCGCATGAGCTAGGCTTGCTTCAATTGCGCTTTTGGCTTCAAGATTGTACAAAAATGTTTCGTTGGTTGTCATATTTACAAGCCCTCCTTTATCTAAATACCAGCTCGCTTCTTAAGCGCAAACTCAAAGATAAGTACAACGTAATAAATGAATGCCGCCAGTAACGGGAGGAAAATGGCCGCAGCCAAGATGGATTGTGTGCCATCTTGTGCCAGACCAGGCGACTTGAGACGTCCTGCATCGTCAAACATAAAGGCGGGATGCATCCAAGCGATAAGACCAACAATTGCAAGGAAGGTGAAGATGGCGATGAAGACACGCATATCGGCCAAGTGCTTTGCTTTGATGGAAGAATAAAATAGGCCATATCGGTAATGGTGCCAATGTTGAAGCCGTGGCACCCATCGACGGTGGTCATGGTTGTGGCCTTTTCCCTCGTCATGTTGTTATTGGCCTTAGCCGCGGGTTTTTTGCAGCCGAAAGAGTACTTTATTGACTCATTAAGCCCCCAAGTGCATTGGGTGGGTGACAACCCAATGAACATAGAGTTCAAAACTGATGTATACCGGCTTGAGCGAGCCACACTAGGGTCCTTCGACGTAAAGACATGGCCTGATGTTTTCATGAGCGCACCCAATATACCTTCCAACCTAAGAAGTGCTGTTAAGGATGTGCCGGTAGTCACTGTTTTAGCAGTTGATCCTCAAGATGCGGGACGTTGGGCAAGCCGTCCAACGTTCTCGATGCCAACTGGCTACATCGTGGGCCTTGCCAACTTGACGGCCGCACTCGGCATGACCTGTGGCCACGATTGGGTGGGTCGCACGATTGGGTACACCGACCGGACATCGTTGCTCTTTGTGCTCTCGGTCTTACATGGCCATCGCATTGCCCGTGAGTCTGTGCGCATTGTTCGCGTACCGAAGGTCTATTGGGACAAGCTTGAAGAGGTGCTCACCGAGACAGTTGGCGTCATTGTGACGTATGTGGTGCCCGGGTCACCCATGCACAAGCTAATATTAATGCAAAACGTGAGCGTGATGGGCTTTCAAGGCATTGAAGCTGCAAGAGTGCGACTCACATCTCCTCACATCAAGCTTGAGAGCGTCAATATGGGCAACATTTTCGGCGGAGGTGTGGCTCAAGTCATGGGACGCGAACGGACGTCGCGTGTTCCAACACTAACTCATACAGGTGTTATGATTTATGGTGCCGCTGATGTGGCAAGGGACCAACTTGTGGAAGGAGCGGAAAGTACTGGCGAACGCCTCATGGCACTTGGTGTTGAACAAAAAGAAAACTTTATTTCGCGGCTTGAGTGGCCAGCTGACCAAACAGATGAGCGATACCAATGTTATGGCGAGATGAAAGCTACAACGCGGGCTGCGTGCAATAGTCCATACGACACTGTTGGTCAACCAAAAGATCTTTCTACAGTTTGGGATCGACCATGTGAAAATGACGATGAATGCCCTTATGCATCGGGAACCCGTGGAGGGTGTGTTGATGGTTTTTGCGAGATTCCAGTTGGTGTACAAAGAAAGTCATTCAGACTTGCCATGGAGGAGCCGCCGTACCAACCATTCTGTTATAATGCAAAGGACCCATGGGACCGATCGGGATGCAAGTCAACTCCTAAACCTTCATATGCATTTAAGGATGATGGTGGAGCGATTGACATTCGCAAAACAGCAGACGAGATTTTGGCGGAGCGTGAGTAAGAAACGAGTGTTTTTTCGGATCTTAGGTATAAGTGTTGGTCGATCTTGAAGGTTCATGAACTACCTTGAGTTCTCAAAGCTACGGTCTCAAGTAGATTCACTCACTGCTCGAGTAGATGTCCTTGAAAAAACGTTGCATGACATTGCCACAACTATCAAATGCATTGACGGTGAACGAGCTCAACGCACACTTGACTTTGAACAAAACATGTTGCTTCTTCAATCAAAAATAACGATGCAAAATGATGAATACCTGAAAACGCTTGACGCTGCCATGAAAGCAAACGCAGTAAGTTTGCGTGCAGGATGTTTGGCCGAGGTGCGCGCAAGTGCTGATGCCATCAAGATAGAAGTGCGCCAATATATAAAAGATCAAATGTAGTTTATTAAGTGAATGACCTTGTGAACTTGCGCCGACCAACCCCCACTTTTTATCTATGCCATCGTTTAGAAACTTGACACATAAAGTTTAATGCGGGCCGTCGATATTCAGCGTTTGCAACAAAAGGTTGACGAGCTTGGCGATGTCATGTCCCGGATGGGTATGCCATCAACTATGGAGCCCATGCCTATCGTTCCTGTCATTGATGCTTCCATTGCTCCGATGAAAGCCGATGTTGACGAGCTGAAGGCAACTATCACGACCTTTGAGGGCATCTTCTCTGCTCTAAAGGATGAGATCGCCACGTTGAAGGCCTCAATCGCCACCAAGGCAGATGTTGCGGAAGTTGCTACAAAGACGGAGGTCGCTGATATCAATGCGGAAGTCGCCGATGTCAAGGCGAAGGTCACCGATATCAAGGCTGAAGTTACCGACATTAAAGCCATTGTGGACACTCTTTAAACTACAATAGTGCGGTTTTATCAGAATATTTTAAAGCTCCGCTTACATCTTGCAAGTCCGCTTGTAAAAACTTGTGGATATTGATAGAGTTTACCATTATGTCCGAGTTGTTCGTTAATAAGCCTCCGCAACCGGAAAGATCTTGCAATGATGCCATGAAAAGCTGCCGAGCCTTTTCGTTTTGGCCCGCCCGATGAAACATGACGCCGAGCAAGTGCCCAAAGTCGGGAGAGGTACATGAACCATTTGTGTACATACTAAAATAGCGTTGAAGAACATCTTCCGCCGGTATTATTTTTGCATTTATGAGTTTCAGTAGGTCCATATACTCCTTATTAAAGACGAGTGAGTTGTGTGTGTGAATGCTTGATGGAAACGCACCAACCTTACTTCCGTCCACACTGATGCATTCTTTCACATACTGAACACGTTTAGGATTCAAAAATGCCCAATGAGAAAGGTGTCCCCGTGCATTAAAACGGATTTGCTCTGTGGCCGCCAAAAGGCTCCGTGCACCTACAGGGGAAACTACATACGCTTCCTTGCTGTCCCACAACTTCTTATTTGTGCGACAGCAAAGGTGAATTAGATCCGATGTTGGGGGTGCCTTGGCCCACGATGCAATCAATGTAGAAAGGACAGTGTCAGATGTGAACAAAACGTCATCCTCGATCACCATGTGCAAACTACCCTCTTCTCTTTTTTCACATGACCGCCATACTCTACGATGCTTCTCAAGATTGGAGATTTCTTGAATGTTCAGCTTGTGAATGTGTGCATCAAGCTCAACATCGTTAGTAAGCTCATACTTGATGCGGGCTTCAAGATCTTTCACGGACAAGTCACTTGGATTTGGGGTCAAAATGTATTGAACAGCGATGCGCCACCCCTCCTTATCAGCCATACTCTGAATGCATTTGACGATACGTTGCATGTTTTCATGCCTGACTTTCAAGGACTCTGTGTGAATAACATAAAGATCGAGTGCGAGCATTGTTCGTGACACCGCAAAAAACGAACCCCACTTAAGAGTAGTCGCACCCATACTCTTAAGTAGGCGTGTGCACACAACCATAAGATGGAGTTCTGCGACGGCTGCCGCAACATGCTATACTTACGGACTCAAGAGGCAACAGCAGATGGGACCACGCAACATGCTCTCTTCAAATACTGCAAGGCATGTGGCCTTGAAAAGCAGCATGACGGTGGCGCCTTCCGAGTCTCGCGCACAGTGTACGCTGAAGAAGACTTGTTGTACTTGCAACATCAAAACCCTTACTTGCGTCACGATCCAACGTTGCCGCGTGTATGTGACCCAAAAACGCCGTGCCCCAATGCTGCATGTACTGGCCCGCATGACAAGCCACAAGTATTATACGTCAAATACCACCCTGTGCACATGAAGTACCTTTACTGCTGTGATTACTGTGGGCACTTTTGGCGGGGCGAGTAAAAAAGGAGCTCAACTTAAAGACTTTACAAGTTAGTAAGTAGAGCCGATCGGTGTTAAGTATGGCCGTGGTTGACGACATTGCAAATGTGCGCGAGGTGTTAGGGGCGACGCAAGATGGGGTCGCATCGCCAGGAAGCTTTGTCCGCAACATAATAACAAAGTACGAGTTCAATCAGGTGCTCTCATTACGCACATTGCATCTATCCAAGGGTGCCCCACCATTGATCGAGCTTCCAAAGGACTTTCGCATACGTGGCAATATGGAGCTGCGGGCAATTGCGTTGCGCGAGATCCGTGAGGGACGTTTGCCTTACTTGGTTAAGCGTGTTATGCCGAACGGCAAGACGGAGTACCGAAAGTTGGCGGATCTTGACATGTCGGCTGTGAGACATCTTATGCGTTAAATGTGGCAAACCCGTTAAATTGAATTATTTTTGTAACAATGTAAGCATGTATGCCAAAAACCTAATACATTTCGATTGATGATTCACTCGAGAACCATTGCATGCGACCCTACAATTGGAGTTGACTCCTGAACTTGTTGAAATGCGTAAAAAAATGGAAGTCACATCACCAGGTGCAAAACCACCCAGGAAAATGCATCCAATCGGCATAACATGCTCTACATGCGAAGCTTTCATATGTTGGAAACGACTGTTCTTTACAGGGGTTGAATGCTCTTGCAATGCAACATTTGCATCACTTTGTCGAGACATATCAAATCAATATAAGCCAGTTACTTATCTTATTTTCAAAAATGATAAATGCCACTACGTGGGAAGCACTATAAACTTATATCAACGACTTCAATCGCATAAATACAAATTTGATGGTCATTTGAAAGGCTTATCGAAGTTAAATCAATGCTCATTACATGAAATAGGGTGGTCAATTCGCGTAAGTTTGATTCTAGGAGAAGTAGATTGCTATAAAATCATGAAGCCACTTGATAACAAAGTTATGCCAAGTGGTGATAATGCCAACATTACGCGTGTCCGTTACGGGGGCCAATGGCACGCCAATGATGGGGGCACAGCTTCATACTTTGATTTTACTAAAGTTGAAACCATAAAACGTCAACGTTGGTTTGATACCGAATATAACCATTGCCATCGAGACCACTACTATTACCCTCAGATAGGCATTCTCTTTGGTGAAAAAAGAACTGATTATCCATATCAGCCGTACACATCTGAGAATAGATGTTATAAAGGTGGTTACTGCAATTGCAGCCGAAAATGCACAGTTCATTATAGGGGTCTTAAACGCATTGGAGTTGTGAAGGCGTATCCTGATTTTATTGAAATTATGCAGGCAAAGGATTGCGTTGCGCGAGGTCCGTGAGGCATGCCTGCATTACTTGAATCAAGTGTATGATGCCAAGACGGAGTATCGCAAGTTGGAAGGATCTCGACATGTCGGCTGTGAGACATCTTATGCGATGAGCGCTTCATGCTATTTCTTGTAACTTTCAAAGATCAACCCTTCTGACTATTTAAGTTTATCAAGACGATTGTTGATAATCTGAATGTATTCTGTGACCTTGGCGTGTTTGGAAGGGGTCAGAGTGTTCACGTACTTGTCGGGGTGGCACACGAGCTGCATTGCCTTCCGGAGGTGGATGCGCCCTTGGCCATCGCCCGTGGCGTATCCGTAACGACGAGCCAGGGCCATACCAAGGTTGACGAACTTTACGTTATCCTTCTCCGAAACTGCAAGTGCACTCAGCTTTTTGCAATATTGTAGACGTTTAGCCGCGGACTCTGCCTCTTGACTCATGTTTACCGACACATTGCGCGGTGGTGGCGCTTGGCCTCGAGGTTGACGAGGCGGCGGCGGTGGCGGCGGCGCTTGACGATGGCGAGCATCATAGCGCGCATTGTCCTCCTTCCATTTCGCATCCATGTACTCCGCTTCCTCCCTCGCAGCCCTTACGCGAGATATCTTCTCACCATGTCCAACACCACTCGGATGCCAACGCTCTCCCCACTTAAATGCATAAACGTACTTCATATATTCCTCATCAAGTGCCCACTCCCAATCATCCTGGCGAGCACGATTCTTGGCATTTTTACGCTGACGAAGAAACTCATCGGGGATAGCATGACCAAACTTGTTTTTGCATGCTAAAAACATGGTGTACTTTGTCTCAATGCTCGTTATGCGACGTCCTGTCAAAGGATTCACATTGGGATTCAACTTAAACTGGTTACATCCATCCTCTGTGATAGAAGTGTAGAATTTGCTAGGCATATTTGTCTTGCCTACTTTTCCGCCTTATACTTTTCTAATTGAGGAGATTGATAATTATTGACTCGTGGTTTGTGTGCTGTGCATATCAACCTTTTTTTCACGCGAAACACTAAGCCAAACCGCATGTCGGTTACAACATCAATGCGGGCACCTGCATCCATTTCCGACTCACTACCAGATTCTGCCCAGACGCGGTCAGACAATGAGCGGGCATACAACGTCTTATGGACCGAATGGAAAAAGAAGGCATTTGTTGAGTTTTACCTACAATTGCAGTCGTTGTACGTGTATCGCCGCATCCACAACTCTATCACATATCCCATGATAATTTTAAGCACCATCGCCGGTGCAACCATTTTCTCGTCGAACAACCAGGCCATACAATACGTCGCGGCCACCTTCAGCATGTTGAGCGCTCTTCTCACAGGCATGTTGCGCCAGATCCGACCCGGCGAAATCGCAACAGAGCATTTATCGGCGATGCGAAGATGGAGCAAAGTATCTCAACAAATCCAACAAGTAGAGCTTTTGAACTCAATGCAGGACAAGAACAACGTGGAACTCATCATAACAAAGCTTCAAAGTGAGATGGATTCCATTACGTCTAGCCAACCAGAGCCCCATGTGTCCGCAATTCGTCTGATTCGCGAAAGGTATGGCCCCGACATGATGGACAAGATTTGCTTCGGTCAAGACATTCGGGAGCTTCAAGAGGAAGCCGATAAAGCATTGAGCACATTGAAGCGCAAGAAAGTCGAAAAGGAAGAGAGCAAATGGGCACGTATTAAGGACGTCTTTCTTCCCGACATGATCAATAACCGCACCATGAGTCCTTTTACATTCAAGCGATCGGCAACAGTGGTGTCCGACGATGCGGACGTCTAATGTCAATCACCGACCCGGAACATGAACGACGGCACAAACTTAGTATCCTCGTCGGGCAAGCCACGTTGGTTGCTCACGAGGGTCGTGCCTTTGATGTGCTGGATGTGGCTATGATGGGTGTGTCCATGGCACCAGACTGCAATGATGGATGTGAAGAGGGATGTGAGGTCGCTTGCATAGGCGCTCTTCAAACGGCTCTTATCGTGGTGTTGAGGAGACGTCCCCTCGATGGCCGGTGCGTGGTGTGTGACAACAATGAGCCGCCGACCTTCGGCTTTTGCACAGGCGATTTCTTCTTTGATGTAGGCCACGGTCTTGCAGTACTCTAGATTGTTTTTGTCGATGTTCCAATCCTTGATGTAGCGATAATCCGCAATGAAGCATTGGACGTCGGGACGTTGTGCATCAATAACATAGGACCAAAGTGTGGCGCCGATAATGCGCATGCCGCCTGGCAAGTCATAGTCGCTCTTATTGAGGTACGTTACATTGGGCATCTTGGCCGCAATTGAGCCTATGAGATCATCGGTCTCCACCAACGTACGTCCCCAACATTCGTGGTTGCCCTTGATGATGAATATGTGAACATAGAGGGGTGACGCAATCTCGATGAGCTCGAGGTAGGCAATGGATGCGGGGTCCCCGATGTCCCCGGCAAGGATGAGGTAATCGGCGCTTTTGTGTTTGATGAGCTTGAATGGTGCCCGCTCGAGATGAAGATCTGAGAGGAGTTGGAAGCTCATGTACTTTGCTTTGCTATGGGTGACTCTCACGTGTCTCTTAAACCCGCACCCGGGCAAAATACCTTTATGCATAACCCCAAAAATGGATTTTACATCAACAATGACATAAAGACGAATCGAAAACAATGATGGACACCATAATAGAAAACATGCGTGTCCTCAACATCCAACCGCCGCCCGATGCATGCGTCTATGGGACATGGCCGGTGACGCTCGTGCCATGCCCGGAGGACGTAGGCTTCGGGTGGACGGTGCATGCGTTGACCTACATCCCTGCGGGGACGTTCATGGGCGATTTGCATGGGCGGCGCGTCTATGCATGGGAGGTTACGAACACCAATCGGCATTATGTTGTCTACGTGGACGACGAGTTTGCCATCGACATGACGCAAACGCCTAGGGACGTCATGGCCTACACACGTGAGCACTTTTACACGGCGAAGCCGGCGAATCTCGAGTTTGTGTGCTTCCCGGACGCAGAGGACGAGAGTTTGCTGCGGGTGGGGTTTCGGACGCTGCAACCGATTGCGGCCAACGAGGAGCTCATATTTAAGCGGCATCCGGATTTGGCATGGATGTAAAGAAAAATCATTGCCTTGTGTAGAACGTCAACTTTTGCATCTTAACATGGAGAACATTGATACTCGTCCCGTAGAAGAAGAGGCCTTTATTGATGAGGAAGATAGCTTTGATGATGGTTTCGCTAACGCCGCATCACCCTCCATTGACCCTTCGGTTACCCCCATGGCAGGTGGTGCCGGTAAGCGCTCGTTCACCGTGGTTGCTGCCAACCATGGCAAGAACGGCGGCCGCTACATGAGCGCCACGCCCATGGCCGCCGCCAAGAAGGCCGGTCGCCAGCTGTTCAACGAGGCCAAGAAGACCATTCGCACGATCCACTTTGTGGTTCGCGAGACCACGCGCGGGTCCGCCAAGAAGGAGTTCAAGTACGTCATCACGAAGCACAAGCTAGCTAAGGCAAAGACCATCGAGCGTGGTGGTGTCAAGGTGCACGTGCACCACGAGTACGCTATTGTCGCCGATAAGTAAGCCAAGATGGTATCTCATTTTTTTATTGATAACATATGTCGTTATTGTGTGCGATTTGCAAAAATAAGATAATAGATATGTACTATGCTTAACTATAACCATGTGAGTTCGAAACGAATGATAACCATATGAGTGTTGTCTTACTTAGCTTTCCGCGAAGCTTTCTTACGCTTGGCGCCACCTTCAATTGTGAGTTGTGCAATAAAATTATTTATCGCTTCAACCTCTTTAAGAGTAAACGTTTTCCGAAGACGCGAAGGTTTATCGTAGAGCATCTCTTTTAGTCTCTCATCATCGATAAGGCGAAACTTGACACTATCAACTATCAACTGTGGTGGCGTTGGTACATATGCACCAGGGTCTTCTTGCACGATTGGCTCAGTGGTGATCGGCTCAGTCACAATTGGATCCGTACCTCCGCGAACTTTGGATCGCTTGGAAGGAGCTGTTGGCAGTTTAGGCATTTCTAATAATGGGTCACAATTAAAACTCAGTGTGCTTCGCTCAATCCTTTCTTCCATTCACGCATGGCACCCTCCATGTACTGATTGATCCGGGTCTTCAGATCAAAGCGGCGCTCCACGTCACCTTGCGAGAGTGAGCCACGAATGTAGCCATGCGTGAAGCCGTTCACGATGATCGAAAGAATGGGAGGGTGCGGAATGGAGTTGCTCTGAATGTGAGTGATAATATCGTCCATAGTGCCATATGTGAACACTGTGCGTGTAAAGGGTGACGACGGCAACTCGCCCTTCGAAAAATCCTCCATCATGATTTTTATGAGGTCGGCCACATCGTAACAATAGCCATCGCTCATGGGTCCATAACGGCGATGTCGGGGAATCTTGCCCCATGCGTCGCCTAAAAGTGCCGTGTTGTTACGGCATTGCTCGTTCATGGTGTCAACTTGCTTTCGGGACATGCGCCACCGAGCAACTATGCGATCGTGATTGTCATGGATCGTATTTGCCAATTTATCTTGAGCGGGTTGAAACTCGGGAAAGTCTTTAAGGGGCTCGCGGTAATGTGAGGAAAAACGTGGGACGTTGGTGGCCGACACATGCTTTGCACAAGCCTTTACAATGGCCAGGATGTGTGCGCGGTCCTCCAATTCAGTGTCCGTTAGAAAGTCGAACATTGATTCAAATCCTTGCTTTACCTCGATGGTCTTCCAACTGGCAATTGGGCCAAGGAGCTCTTCGAGTGTTTGCGGAAAGTTAAGGTCACCTGCGCCGTAACCAGATTCAAGAAGGTTATATATTAGATGCATTTGCTTGGGCTGCATTTGATCAAAGTACCTTTTAAGGATCTTGATCGGCACATGCTGCCGGATGTAATCCCGCATTTGGCGTAGGGCGCGTGCCTGGTTTGTGCGAAAGACATCCGAGAAAACACGAGCCGTGACAAGGTTGGGGCGCCCATTTGGCGACGAACCACTGCTCGATGCCGATAATGGCGACAGGTTGGCCATGCCAGTTATACTATTCTATGAGGCGAAAGTTCAAGAGGCAACGGCAATACTTCCCTTTGATACACAAATCATGAAGACATATGTATTTAAAAAGAAATGAGAGGTGTTGCATGAATTACTTCTTGGGGCTTACAAGAGACATGATGGTGAAAAGCGTCGAGAAGACGGCGGCCACCGAAATGTAGCCGGCCACAATCCAAGCATACACGGTGCAGTTGCCAACAACTGTGCAATTTACGACGTAGGTCGATAGCGCCAACATTAGTGCGTAGAATATGATGTAAAGAAGACCAATGATAAGCCAAGCCGCGATGGGAAGAGAAAGGGGGCGCAAACCGACGAGAACATGGCCAATCATGGAGATGGCCATCACAATAAAGGCAATGAAGACAACCTTGGCTTGAGGAACAAGGGTGAGGGTCTTGGTGCCGAAGCGGAGGGTGAGAGGGGTTGTAAAGAAGGCAGATGTCATCGGTGTTTAATAGCATGCATGATTTTAATCATGGGTGTAAAAAGCACAATTACAAAAAATAATATGGATCTTAGTGTTTCCATCTGTTTCCGCAGTTCAAACACCTTACGAATGTGGTAAGGGGTTCATCTGCAGACCTGCACTGAAGCTCATAGTAGCTTGTTTTATTTTTCTTGCATTTGCCACAAGTGTAAACATCAGTCATGGCCGCTACCGACCCCTCATAAGCCCCTTTCTTCCTAAACTCCTCCCCTGCCACGATCCCCTCCCAAGCCTCCGGCAACAGCCGGTCCGGCGCCATATCCACGAGCTCGTGAGGCCGAAACTCCCCCTCCTTCAGACGGTGTAGCAAGCGCTGGTTACCCACATAGCTGTCCGGGTTCAAGTTAACAACCATGGACCTCGCCTTCGACATGTAGGCTTCCAAGAATATCGGATTTACCCAGCTCGCTGCAAAAGGGAACGACCGAGCGATATCAATTGTGTAGTTAAACAGACCAACTTCCAAATCTTGAGCTTCAAGCGTGCTGAGCCCGCAATGCTCAAAGAGTTCGCGTATGTTTGACCTGATCGGGTTTGCATTCGCAGGATGTGCAGCCTCCGCCATGGCGTTCTCCGTGTGCCCTTTATATCACTTAGAGCATTGTCTTGAACATTTGTTTAAGTCCGGAGCACTCCATTTTTGGGGTCAAAAAAGGATCCCCCTCTTTTGACATTACCAACCACCAAGCATACCATGGACGTCATAAATGATTCATCGTTTTTGGAAGGGGCCAACGTCCTCGACTATATATGGATCGGTCATCATGCCCGCCCCCCGATGCACACATGGTCTACCGAGGGCGCTGATTGGATCGAGTGTTGCGTGCCCCCCAATCATGTCATGCAAGTGTTTGGGGGACGGCGTACCGGCACTACCCAAAGATTGGTGGAGTATCACAACGCTCACATGACGTACTCATATGACCTCGCAAATGACGCACAACGCAACATCACCGAGGTGACCGTCCGCGATGCTTTTAGTGGTCCCTTTTATGTACGTGCCCTTCTTGAAGACGTGATGCCTTGTCATCAATTCCCATGCACCGACGACGTGGACCTCATTGCCCACATTGAGCGCACGACCCATCAAATCCATCACCGCATCGCTTGGATCATCGATCGCGTTGCAGAGCAAAAAGAAGGAACAGTGGCGGATTTTCATGAGCCGTATACGGTAGCACGTCTACGTTACACACACGCCGACAACGCCGACATGAGCAAGATCCGAGCCATCCTAGGCGAGACCCTAGAGAAGTGCGGGGTCAAGGTGTAAGTGTGGGGTTTGTACTACTTTGGTGCACCCTGCCCCCTCATCAATGCAAACGAAAAGTACAGATCCACGATGTTTGCCATTGCTGTCGAATTTGAAAGTGAGTTTGCATGCGTGCGCATTTTGTCGGAAATAGCAAGCTCACGGTTAATTACATCCGCATCTTGAGCAAGCTTTTCGGTTGCAACGGAATCATTCTCGATGTAACGCCCCTTAAGCTCCAAAAGGCTATCAAAGATAGATTGTTCGTGTTCGTTCAATATGTAGCTTTTGCAATCACAGTCGCTTTCACAAGAGGACTTATCGGAATCGGTACCATCATAGGTTTCGGTGTCGCAGCCCGAGCAATCGCTGTTCACATCACTGCTGCAAAATTAGACGTGTCGATTAGACGCCATTGTGATAGCTAGCTTGGTATGTATTTTTCCCTTTAAGTACATGCCTGCACCGGCACGTACTTCTGGAACTCCTCGTGCCACGTGCAATCAAAGCACGCAGGCTGGGCCACCGTGCGCGACCGGAAGATACCCCGTAACATCTTGCTTATGCTCAAAGTCGGCACACCCGCAATGCCAATCTTGGCCGATGTCACCGACTCCCCAACAGACACGTCGTAAATGTCGGGGTTTTCTGTTTTGCGCAGCCACAACTTCCTTGTGCCCTCGCCGTTTGTACTTGCCACGACATGCTCAAGTGGCATAGGTAAAACAATAGGTTGTGCCACCACCACCGCTTCATCAACACTCAAGGAAGGCAAGGTCGCAAAGAACTCCGGTGCATCCTTGACCTTGCGCACAACCGCCTTTATGATGGTCTCGTCGAAATTATAAAGCTTGGGCTTGATCGGCGGCGCTCGCGGGTTGTTGCCGCCGTCGGGCCAGAAATAGAGACCACGCTGCGTGTATGGGTAGTCTGCTGCGCTTTCGATCAGTGCCGTGAAGCCCTCTTGAGTTGGTGCAAAGTAGCGTTTGACTTGATACACACAGCTGTCCATATGGGGATCTACACGCTTTGCACCGATCAACTCTCGAGCACGCTCAAGGCGTTGGAGAAGGGTAAGTCGTCGGCGGCAATTCACACCGTACAGCACCTCACCTGCGTACGCAATTACATCGTTCACAAGGTATGCCCAACCACCATTGACGTCCCGGACCATCTCACCGTCCAATACAGTTCCGGTACCTTGAAAAGCTTTGAGTGGAAATTGGCCACGTCCCAATATCATGCGGGGATACTCATAGCCAGGTTGCACCTTTTTGTCAACATACACCATGGTAGGCACGTCGTCGAGGGTTGTAAGCACGAGAAAGTAGGGATTGCCATTTGACCTCAAACACATCCAATGGCTACCTTCGTTAGGACGAAGTCCTCCCATTATTCCACCACGGCCTTGGCTTACGACACCTCCACCTTTTCCTTGATAAACACGATCTACGCCATCACTCACCTCAAAGCGATGCCAATGACGTTGAAGGATGCGCACTCCATAGGCACCCTCCATTTTGTGCAACATCAAATCCTTGAAAGCGCTGCATTTTACGTTAAAATGAATGCGGTCGCAAAAAGAAATTACGCCCGTGTGCATGGTTGCTTTTATCCAATTGAACCACCGCGCTCCTTTTTTAATCATCACGCGTTGCCCTCTAAATGGGGTGTGGGGTGTCTTTATACAACATTTGATGCATCTTGCGGGTTAAACATACACATTGGCATGTTTGCCATCGGCAACGATGAGGACATGGGGCGCATGGGCGGGCAACCATCGGTGTAGACCGGTAGCTCGACCGGTACATCGGCGCGTGCACCCTCAAAATAGCCATCGAGCTCGGGTGTGCCTTGTTTGGACTGATCGGTCCGGCGTGTAAGGGTGCTGCAAGGGTATACGAGCGACCCGAAGCCACTTGAGCCTGGTGGCGGCGGCGCCATCAGCATTGAGCCATCGTCCTCGGGAGTCATGGGAAGACGATACATGCTCGCTGCGCTACCAACCGAATCAATTGATGTCGGGCCTATGAGCGCCATCGGCCGAGTTGCATACACTATGAGCAAAGCAATGGCCACCGCAAGAGCAACAGCAAGCCCCACGTTCATGTTAATGTTGTTATGGATGGATTCCCTCTGCATACTCTGAACAAAACATTCTGCTTGCGCCTTAGGACCAATGTTCCACCATTTTGATAAGCTTTGTCTTGTCTGCACCCACTAGACGATCGACTTCAACACCCCCCTTATATGCAACAAATGTAGGCAACTTAGTCACGTTTGCCATTTTTGCAAGTGACGCAACCTCGTCAATATTAACAGCCAAAAAGCGAGACTTTGGATAGGCAATCGATAGTTGTTCGAGTACAGGTTTCATTATCTTGCAAGGGCCGCACCATGTTGCATGATAGTCTACAAACACGAGTTCACTCGTGCTACTCAGGGCCACTGCAAAAACGTGATCGTCGGGGATGTCAAAAACAGTCATGTGCCTCGCTCTATATCTTTTGCACATTCAGAGTTACACATGGGAAACGCAGAGGCGGATTTTATTATCATCGGTGCCGGTATTGCAGGCCTCTATACAGCATACAAGCTTCGCAAGGAAGCGCCAGCTGCTACCATTCTTGTGCTCGAGGCGTCTACACACCCGGGCGGCCGTGCGGCCATGGCTCGTTTTGGTAAAATGGATGTCGTTCTCGGCGCCGGTATTGGTCGGGCTCAAAAGGATGTGCTCCTAACAAGTTTGCTCAATGAGCTTAAAGTGTCATTTCGCACGTTCCCCAGAACGCACGACTACGGTCCGAACATCATTAATGCACCCCATGTAGGCAAGGACATTGCGACCCTTCAAAATGCATACAGAAAAGCAACATCCGGTACCTTCGAGGCCTTCGTTAAAGGTCAATTCGGCGCAGTCAAGGGAGCTGCATTCTTTGAGAGCTTGAGCTACACGGACATGTTGAAAGAGGATGTGGGAGAGGTTCTGCAACATTATGGACTTGACGATAACTATGACCCGCTGAGAGGGCAAAAGGCTCAGGGCATGTATGTGCCATGGACTGACCTAGTGAATGCTCTCATTGCTAAAGTCGGCAGGCGTTCCGTGATGTGTAATGTTACCGTAACAAAGATATTGTCGACCTCGGGGGGCGTGAAGATTGCCGTGAAAACCGGAGATAACGATGCGACATTTACAGCCAAAAAGAAACTTATCATTGCGGCCACACAACCAACATTGCGTGCCCTAATGCCCAAAGAGAAAGCGTACAAACAGATCGGTGTTAACACCTTTTTGCGTGTCTATGCAAAGGTGAGCCCATCATCTTGTAAGATGATGGCCGTCGCCGTACCTGGCTATATGGTGGTCGAGGCCCCATTGCAAAAAATTATTCCAATGAACCCCGATGCCGGGATCTACATGATTGCATATAGTGATAATGTATCGGCCGATACGTTGCGTCCGCATTTGCGAAACACGGCACCTAATAGGCGATTTTGGGCCCGACATGTTGAAAAGGCCGTTGGGCTTCCTAAAGGTGCATTGGATATTGAGTCGATAATGGGCAAGTATTGGGAGGTGGGCACACATTATATGAAACCGGGCTTTGCAAGTAGCTACGCGAGCACAAAGGCATTTTTCGACCATGCCCAACATCCACTTCCCAATGTTATGGTTGTTGGCGAGGTAGTGTCTGCCCACAACCGAGGATGGGTCGAAGGCGCTCTCGAGTCAGTAGAGGCCGGATTGACACAAATGTGAATAATCTAGCATGCAATTTCACACCCTTGAAAAATGACTTAAGGATGTAGGAACGATTGATTTGTTGGTACCCATGGACAGTGACATGCCTTGTGAACTTCCGACCGACTTACAAAACTGGCTTGCGTCGAGTCTTGATGCAATTTACAATGTTACACTCGTCAAAGAGCCGCGCATTGATCTTACCCATGTGCTAACACACATGATTTGCTTTGGTCATGCTTCATATGGACATGACCTGACAGCTCGCCTCGTTTATGATTCGGAAACGGGCAAAATAAAGAAGCTATTGTACGATGGAGCATGGCTCGAGCGAGAGATCATGGTATTTGATAGCTTCATTGAGTTTATTACCCAACATATGACAGAGATTTACCCTTTGTCATTTGAGGGGCTGTCAAAGTGGAAGCTTAAGGACGAGCTCATCTTTGCATAAAAATGATGTGATTGTGTGTCAAGAGTGTGAAAGATCACGTGGCAATGATTGGCGGTGGGGTCCTTGAGCTCATGGCTCTTACAGCAACCGCCATTTGTTTTGTAGACTTGTTCACGAAGTGTATCCAAGTAACCACTCGACACATTGATGGGCATGGTGGCATTTATATTCTTCGTGCGCATCCCAAGCCGTTGTCGGCAGTGTCAATTGATGATGTTGCCCCGAAAGTACCAGGAAAGACACTTGATGCAATATGCCCCATCTGCCTTGAAAACCTTGTTGATGTAGCCGAAGTGCGCAAAACACGATGCGGCCATCCATTTTGTTCCCTTTGTTTCGAAATGTGGTTTGCACGTTCACCACGCTGCCCTTTATGTAATGAAGATCTCAATGCATCTAGTGCCCCATTGCCCATGAGCATCGTTTACGAAATGCCTTAATTACCCCGATGTATCTTCATCATCGCTTTCCATGACGGGTGCCTCATGTTTTTCCTCGTGCATCCTAACAGAGGCCTTTGTTTTGCGAGGCTTCTTTACCTTTGTTTTTTCCATGTTTGTAGATGCTTTATCTGCATCGTCCTCGATGTGTTCCTCATCGTTGGCACTTTCAGTTTTTTCAATCTTCTCGACCACATAGCCGCTCTTGAAGTAGAAGTCACGCCGGCGTCGCCCTTGGTTGTAGTATAAGCTGTATTGGTCCCACACATCAATGGTCATTGGTGTATGCGTCCGCTCGCTCGGCTTTTGACGTTGAATACGGCCGATTGGCTGTTCGATTGCCGAGACGGGCGTAGCGAGGACCAAAGTGTTCAACGCAGGAATGTCCATTCCTTCGGCGCTCATTGCTAGCGTGGCAAGCAAGATGTCCTTGGACTCACTAGCCTTGAGCTCCGCCTCCTTCATGCCACCCACGTAGTAGCCGATGCTAACATAGCCCCGTTCACGTAAGAGACGCTCAAGCTCTTTGAGGTGTCCGCGCCGATCGCTCAAGACAAGGGTCTTTCGCTCAGGCTCTTTCTTAAGGACCTCTTCGAGCAAGTCGACTATCATCAGAGTGCGTGGTGCATATGCACATAATGCCGAGAGCATGGCGGCCACGTTGCGCTTGCCATTCCACATGTATTTCTCGACTCCATAGTTCATAAGAGGGTCATCGTCACAGTAAGGCACCATTCTGACAATCATTTGAGACTCAGTGCGCACCTTACTCTCGTACACCGGCGGCCCAAGGTACCATTCGAAAACCTTGCGTAAACCGTCCTTGCGGTCTAACGTGGCCGAGAGCCCAAGGAAGACACGTGACGTCACCTTGGGAAGTGCTTGACAGAAAACTTGGGCGCTTAGGTGATGGCATTCATCAGCGATCACGAGGCCGAAGGAGCCTAATACGTCCGGATCATAATCCTTCATGCTGAGCGACTGCAAGCTGGCCAACACGATGTCACACCCGTCCACTTCAACCTTCTTGGCTTTGATGATGCCGACGCGAGCCGAGGGAACAAATTGGCCTATGCGCTCACGCCATTGATTTAAGAGAAACTCTTTGTGGCAGATGATTAATGTTTTTTTCTTGAGACATGTTGAAATGTACAAACCCATGACGGTCTTGCCACCCGCACAAGCAACCGAGACAATACCACCCCCTCTTGATGGATCCTTGGCCGCAATCAGAAAGGCATCTGTTGGAGCCTTTTGTTCTGGTCGCATTATGCCCGCAAAGACGAGTCCGGGGGCGTCGTCACCCTCATGTAGTGTGTCGTGAGTGGGTGCCCCAAAGAGCTGGAAGCCAAGTGCCCGTGGTATGTATAGCTTCTTTGAGCTTTCTTGGAAGACAGGAAATGCGACGACCTCCGATGCACCCGGTGCATCGGGATGTGTTTTAGGCTTAACAGTTAGTAGTTGTTTTAACATGTCAATCGTGGTTGTTGCATTCTCAAAGCCATCTTTGTCTATTGCGTAGCCGCGTTTGGAAAGATAGGTTTTGGTTGGCTTATTTAAAACTTTTGGTAGAGGCGCCATGATGATCGTATAACAATACATGTCTTGCTCTTAAGTCCATTTTCGGGGTATGTGGCCCCATTTTTATGCGTCTACGATATAGAAATGCCCACCAAAAAAGGAAATAAGGAGTGTGTTCGCAGCACAGATTGCAAAGACACTACAAAGCCTGTCTGCGACGTCAAGGCTTACACTTGCCGTGCCAGAGCATCCAAGAAGAAGGCTTCTCCGGCTCCGGCCATGAGCCCCAAAGCATCGCCTGTCAAGGCCATGGCGGCCCCTGTTAAAAAGGCCGCCGCCCCGAAAAAGGTTGACCTAAAGCGTGCAATTGCCCTTAAGAGTGCCGAGGCCCGCGAGGTTGCCGTCCGTACATTCCTTGAACAGGGCCCGCTCAGTGCAAAGAACGCGGGCATCGCTGCTGAGGCATTTGCGTCGCTGAAGGGCGAGACGCGCGACCTCATGCTTGCTTCCCTCAAAAAGTTTTACCACGACAACGTGAGCAAGGAGAAAGGCAACCTCGCGGACTACACTATCGTCATTCCGGTTGTGAATGACGCTGTCCTTGCAAAAGAGCTGAACGAGCAAGTGTCTTGGATGATAACGCACACGTTCATGGCCAAGCGCTTCGGTGGCGACTTCATGGAGCTTCTTAAGAACATTGATGAGTCAACGCATGTGTCCTCGACTTTGAAGAGCCAAGCACATCGGTTCCGGATTGCGTTGTACCAGGTCAAGATTTAGATACAAAAAAGTCAATGTGTGTTTTTTCTGCATGTGAGGTAGTGTTACCGTCCCTCCCGTGTTAATGAAGTCCGACCTTGCCGCCACAGCTTTGCTCCGCCTTCTCTCGGCAACCATCCTTGTTCTCGCATTCTTCGTGGACATGTCTAAAATGACATGGCTTCGTCGTGACGATGTCCAACTAGTGCTTGCCGTTTTTGTTGTGACCTTCCTAATCTTTCTCGATGTCTACAGCGGCCTGCTCCTCGGCATCGCTTTGCTCACGCTTTACTTCCGAACGCACCGGTCATTGTTTGGCGGCCCGGCCGATGCTTGGACGTCTCATACAAAGGACGGTGGCTTTCTGTTGACGACGGAGGACTACATAACGCCTGCTCACCTAGAGCGTGCACAGTCCAACATCTTTGACGAGCGGAACAGCCGCCAGCCCATGATCGGCATCGAGGGTGTCTACGGGGAATCTGTCTATGATGCCCAAGGCGCCTTTTTTGCCGCCGCCGATGGTCGTTCGTCAATTCCCGCCCCCCTCTAAAAAGATTTGGGCGCCTTTGGAGGCGTTGGCGGCGTCTTGACACGTGGTGCACTGCGCACAGGTAGACCCACGCACACAGCCTTAACATAATTATTTTTGAACCGCAATGATTGCACACAATCTTCAAGCCCCATATCCTTGATGTTGGTTTTAGTAAACACATTGTCCCACCGCCGTCCCGACCGAAAACAGCCTTGCATGGCGATATTGACCTTAGACAGCACATCCATGAGCTGCAATAACGTATCATCCTGGCTCACATCGTGATAGGGATCTGTGCGTGCCTTAACCTCACCGAAGAGTGCAAAAGGGTTAATTGTGATTGCATTCTTCCGATTCGATGGATTGAGAGAGTTATGTGGGTGATCATCTATCAAAATTGTATTGCACTCCGAAAAGCATGTGATGCCTGCATGGTACCACAACATGTTAAGGTCCTTGTTATTGCCATGCAGGTCCGACGCTAAGTCACCATGTTCGTCTGAGTTCAAAATATGCACCAATTTGCGCTTCGTATTCTTGACTACAAACATCTTGGCCACGCCCTCTGCATACTCCTTATCAGATAGCGTCCATAGGCTTACATTGAAAGACTTGAACAAGAACTTAAGGAAGGTGTCCAAGTGTGGACGCACAATAAACACACCACTTCCATTTGCCTTAACTTGGTATTTGGCCTTCTCTGTAGGCGAGAGCAAGTCCCACGAGTGCGGAAAGTACCGCTTGTTGATGAAGTATACAAGTGTCTCGTCTATATCTAGAATGATATTGAGCTTTTCGCATGACGTTGTGGTGGATGCACCAGAGGAGCTTGACGCATTTGACCCTTTTGAGCCCTTTGAGCCCTTTGAGCCCTTTGAGCCCTTTGAGCCCTTTGACCCGTCCTTTACCACCATGCAACCACTTACAATATCTATTTTATGATATGGTAATAAGGTAAAGTAGAAACTAGTAAAATAATATGCCTCCCAAGACGTATGCAAGTTTACTTAGCTCTCCTAAACGTCCTATAGAAGCAGCTGCAATCAAGGAGCTACGGGAGATCATCGATGCAACGCATATGGAGCCCCATATCATCAACCCGGCCAGCAAGTTCGTGATGATTACGTACTGGTGGGGCCGTGGCAACACCAACTACAACACGCAATACAACTGCCCTGACGATGTCAAGGCACACAACCTGCCTATCGTGCGCACCGCAATCAAGTATGATCAAATGATCGATAAGTGGATCGCGGCATGCGTGAAGGCCAACTGCAACTACATGGTGCAAGAGTATCCTCAATTTGCGCAGCCCGGCAAGTACCAGATGGCCATCAATGCCAAGCCGCTCTTCATTCAAAAGGCCCTAGAGGTAGTGGGCAAACGTGCCGTTGTTTACATCGACGGTGACATGATCGTCAACAAGTACCCCGCCATCTTTGACATGGACAACGTCGACTATATGGCTCGCGGATGGAACATCGACCCGCGCTCAACGTCGGCATACCTGAACAACGTATGCTTCGACCCCTACATCTTTGAAACCTCGGGTGGCACCATGTACTTTGCAAACTCGAAGCCCGCAAAGACGCTGCTGACCGAGTGGGCCAAAATGAGCACGAAGCCATCCATGCAAGGTAAGGCAGACGACCGCATTCTGAGTATTCTCGTGACCCTGAAGCGGTCGCTGGCTCTGCTTACCAATATTGTACAATTGCCGATCGAGTACCTTTGGTTGACGCAGGCCTATGAGATCAACGACGGCACGTACATGCGTTCCCGTGATTGGAGCCGTGGCGCCATTGTGATAGAGCATCCCGAGTGCTTGACGGGCGAGGAGAAGGCTACTGAACAAGGTGCGGCCAACAACCGCAACCCAAACCTCTACTCCGAGCTTGTCGAAGATCAGGTCGAGTGCAAGACGCATGGCGGCATCTTCTACGAGTCCATCTTCTTCCCGAGCAAGGCCATGGTCCAGACGTACCAACCTTACCTTCGCTTTCTGTCGCGTACAGTGCTTTACGATGACGGCAAGGATGGCGAGCCGGAGCCCATTCCGGCAATGTACGTTGAACCTTACTACATCAAAGGCACGACGCAACTGAATTATGGTCCATACAATGCTGCCGTAGCCACCAATGAGAGCCGCCGCTCAACATTTGCCGGTGCGCTCAAGGTAGATCCTCGGAAAAAGAAAACAGTGACGGTGTACGAAGACGTAGAGACAATTCTATCGGGCGACGATGTTCGTGTTGTCCCATCGGATGTTGTGCCTGTCATCCTTGCCATTCTGGATCGGGGGTGCCATGTGTTCTACCAGCCGCGCAATGCCAATAATGTTGCGGGGGCCTCGAAGAACATGTTCACGTCGGGCGCCGAGTTCCTCGCCGTGAGCACGTCGGACAACGATCTGCGTCCGGCTTTCCACCCCAACAGCCCTATGTTCTTCAAGAGCGGTGTGCCGATCCTTCGGGCCATGCTGGCCATGTGCAGCGGCAACATGCATGACATGACTGACGTGTTCACATCAAGCTACATCTTCATGTCGCGCATCCGGTGCAAGTGGATTATCCCGCAACGGACGCCTGTTAACACGCGTTCGGCCTCGGCATCAGTGGCCAAGTCACCGAAGACCAAGTCGCCGACCAGTCCCAAGATATCGAGATCGACCCTGTTCAGCGCTTTCCGAACTGCACTCGCGGCACGAAAGCAGGCAATTGCTATAGAGCCCGTGGCTGCACCTACAGCGGGTGGCAAGAAGGCAGTAAAAAAGAAGTTACATGTTGTGTAATGTGTAAGCTCTCAATTAAACATCACGTTGGGTTGCCTTCACCAAGAAAAAGATGAATGTCATTAAGTTCATGACGGCAGCAAAGCACGTGACACCCATGTAGTACCGGAAGGCGATCTTAGACATACTCTCACGTACGATGGCAAAGTAGATGATCAGGTTGAGGCAGAAGGCAAACATGAGGCCGGTGAAGATGGCGATGAAGAGGGCGCGGTCCTTGGCATAGGCCCATGCTAGCACCAGTGCCACGACGGTACCGAGTACGGCAATGCCGATGGCCGACATGATACCGATCACGACATTCTTGGACTCGGCTTCATCGACAAAGGTTTCTTTTTGCATTTGATTTGTCTTGCTTCTAATCGTGGTCTAGGAATATTTCTGATGGCGTAGCAAAGCTGAGCACGCCAAGTAACAAAGCGAATGGTAAAGAAGATTCCACAACTTCGCATGCGTGGTGGTGGCTGTGGATGTGCCGTTCAGCCGTCCACACCCAACTGGTCAGGAGGTGCTTCACCGCGATCAATCCTCAAGCTCAGCATCATCGTGTTAGGCATCATCTGCATCATTGCTTTGATTGTTGCAGGAGTGTTTTGGCTCCTACGGCCCTCTCAAAAAGTAGAAGTGCATGTGGTGAGTGTACCGACAGCACCGAGCGTTTCGAACGTGCAAAGCGCGCCCTCGAGCCGCATCGAGCCCACACGTCTCCCCAGGTACGAACAAAAGGCCACCACTGTGCAGCAAGTCGGTCTCCTTACATCCGCACCGGCGGTCGAGGGAGGAAATCCGCTAATTTTGCCGCTTTATGGCCGGCTTGCCGAGGGACGCACGGACCGTTATCAGTACTTCTCTGCCGGTGATACGTCGGGCAACATGTGGCGCGTGCCCATCAAAGTCGACGACCGCAATTGTGAGGACGACCACGGATGTCGTGAGCTGCAAGAGGGCGATATTGCGAGCATCCCGGTGTATGCGGACCGACCCTTTACGGCGACCATGTACAAGCAAGAGGCGCCGCGGTACTTCTCGAGTGCATATTGAATGTTTAAGCCGTCTTCCACATGAGACCATAAAGGATCGCAAAGAGTAGTAGGCCGCGCATGGCCGTCACATACATATCACTCACGCCAAGCTTCGGAATGCGGCTTACGAGAAGAGCGGCGACCGCGGGCTGAAACAGAGCAATTGCAATGACGGCAGCAAAGGCGGCTTGCTTGGCCCACTCGATGTTCCACCACGTGCGGCCTGTAATGGGCATTGACTGCATGGGTGGGTGCATCATCATGTTGCCCATGGGTCCCATGGGACCCGAGGGGAATGCCTGCATTTGCGGTTGGTATGCCTGCATCGGAATCTGTGGCGGCGATGGTTGCTGTGTCCCACGTTGGGCGGCGACCTCAGCATCCATCTCTTTAAGAACATCCTGCACCATGGGGTCGTCAATGGGACGTGCACCATCTTGACTCGGCAGGTTGGCAATAGGCGTGCTCATGTTCATGCTTATTGGCTATAAGCGCTACTGCACGATGCCTTGGAAAGAAAAAAGACCGGTCGAACGCGCATGCAAATGAAAGATCAAATACAATAGGTCGGTACTTATTTGCGGTTACGACGTTAAGCCATAGTTGTAGCCACAGCCTTGTACCGTACGCACCGTTTGCCGTTGCCACTCTCTATGATGAACGTTTTGCCCTCGATGTCATCGGGCAACACAGGCTTTATGATGCGGCACTTGTTGTCCTTGCACACACGTCGAAAAGCACTGGCAAGCCCGAGGCCGAGTAGGATGCTGACGAAATACTGGCCTTGCTCGGTGCGCAAGAGACGTTCGGCGACCGAGTCAAATGACGGAATCGGTAGCGATGGGATGCGCATTAGCCTCTACAGGGTTTGAAGACAAAGAAAAATCATTTTTGCTTATTGCGATGCGAGCATGGGTTTTCCGGCAACTGGTTGCTCCACAGCATCCTTCTTGCATTCGACGTCCTCCACCACGTACTTGTAGTGACCGCCCGTGATATCACGATAGACTTGCGTGGCTGCATCGTCCGGATTCGGGTACTTCATGACGACATGGATCGGCGGCTCAATGGCATACACGATCAGCATGCCCACAGCGAAGGCCGCAAAGAAGGGACCCCATCTAAATGTGAAGGCTGCCATTGCCCTATTCTCTAAAATGGCGTGTGTAAATGTTTGGCACGATCGGGACCCTTTTGGCTTGCCACTCCGCAATGGCCTCAATCCACTCTTTGGTAGCGGCTTCCACATGTGCCGGCCCGGCTTCCTCGGCCTCCTGCTTTAGGGCGGCCACACGAGCTTCATGCGCTGCTACTTGTCCCGATGCTCGCATACGAGGCTGTGCGATCTTGGTCTGGTAGATCTCTTCAAGCGCGATAAAGTGTTCTTTCTCGACGCGAGTGGCTGTCTGCCATTGCTGTGATTGACGCTGAACGACGGCATTGCCCATGTCCCGTGGCGCGATCGCTGCATCAATTGCCCCACGTGCAAGCTGCATCAAAAGTGATGCAGACATAGGTGACAAAGTCTTTAGAGGTGTGCAACGTGCTTAATATGACATACATATTATCCTTTACCTTTAATCAACCTCGCTTCGGCCACCCCGATGTGTCCTCGAACATGCTTTTGAACTGCGTTGCCAATGTCGCCTCGGGGTTGGTCTGTTCCTCAAATACCGATCGCGGGACCATGAGGACACGCGTCTCAGGCTTGGGGCAGGTTTGCGTTTGCGTGTAATAGCCTTGGAGAACGAGAATGACCCCTATGAACATAAGCAATACGGCAATGGCTTTCATGATGGCGACTCTTACAAAAATGATTGGAGTATTATTCGGAGAACATTGTATATAGGAGCATGCAGAGCCCTTTACTTGCCTACGCATTTGCGGCCCTTCCGGTCGCTCTTGGAATGACCGTTGGCTGGCTCTCGGGCAGAAAGAGTCGCATGGAATACGAAGCCCTGAAGAAGCCGGCATGGAACCCGCCCCCCGTTGTCTTCGCTCCGGTGTGGGCCATCCTCTACGTGCTCATGGGCATGGCAAGCATCCCGATATTTAAGTTGTGGCAAAAAGGTGTGCCTGGTGCGGGCAATGCATTGCTGGTGTACGTCATTTCGTTGGCCGTAAACTTATCATGGACACCTGCATTCTTCATGTACAACCGAATCGATGTTGCTCTCATCCTTATCTTGATACTGCTTGCATTGATTGTTGCGGTAACCGTGCTTTTCTCTCGCTTCACTCGTGCATGGATGCTCTTAATTCCCTATATAATGTGGGTTGCTTACGCTACATCGTTAAACGCGGCAATTTTGCACTTGAATAAGTAGCTCTCAAAAATGATTGTGGGTCGGAATTAATTAGATAGTCGTGGCTGCAATTGCATCGGTTACCTCGATTACCTTTGTTACCTCTCCCTCAGTACCCTCCGTTGCATCAATGATCATGCTACCGTCTTTATTTACGACAACACTTTCATCAGCATCAATACTAATTGCAACATCGTTTGCCGCATGGGATGATGAAGGACCTAGCTCCTCTTGCCGGCGTTGAAGCCATGCATCCTTGTCAAGTGCTGCGCCCTTAAGCTTGTCGTTCTTGCGAGCCTCAAACATTTCATCGCGCTTTTGAGAGTTCTTGTTGTACTCACCCATGAGCTCGTTGAGTTGCTGATCAGGAAACCTCTGATCGGCAATTAGATCCGGACGCGGCGCCCACGGCACCCAGCAACCCACTTGGGCCACATAAATGTTGTGGATGTCTCCCTTGCGCTTGAGGACTTGGGCACGAATCTCAGCCTCTTGTTGCGTGTCAAAAACGCCGCGAACTTTGAACCCGCGAATAGTCGTGCGAAAGTTATTCATTCTGTAAAACTCGTCCTCAATATCTGCCTCATTCTTGCTCTTAAAGAACTGATATTGTGACTGTAAGTCATCGTTCTTTAGAAAGTGTCCATAGTTCTCACGAATGCCAGCTAGAAGGTCTGCATCGGCGGGGTACTTGATTGTCAAGTTCTGAAACAGAAAGTCTAGCTGCGTTGCAAGGTCCGCCGTGAACTTGTGGAAGTAAAAGATTTCCTTGTTGTCGAGGACGTCCTCAGGCGAAAGGAAGGAGACGCACGCGAAATTCTGACCACGAATTGGAGGGTCCTCGTCCAGATGATCGACCACCTGAGGAGTGGCAACTGAGGCTGATGGATCCATTGCAAAAGACACAACTAGCTTTTTATAGATGGCATGTCTCTAAATGCTTTTTTCTGAAGCTCGTTGTAGAACAAAGTACTGTAACATGGATTACTCGCTTGACATTCAAGAGATGGTGAGCCGTGTCATCAAGTACCTCCTAGAGGGCCTGGTCGTCGGCATCGTCGCCTTCGTCCTGCCCTCCAAGGGCTTGACCATCAACGAGGCAATCCTCATCGCCCTGGTCGCCGCGGCCATGTTTGCCCTCCTTGACCTCATGTCGCCCAGCATCGGTGCCAGCTTTCGCCAAGGCGCCGGCATGGGCCTAGGCTTTGGCCTAGTGCGCTTCCCCATGTAAGGACCCACCTTTGCGAATGCCATGCGCTCACCCTCACTCATTTTTAAATCATTTGCATGTTGTGGCATCTGCATGTTGTCACTTACTCTCCTCACTTGTTTAATAAATAACAGCATTGTATAAATGTTGCTCACGACATCCTATAAAGACATACCCATTTCAATTGACATAAGTGTTCATGGTAACAATAGGTTTGATATAAAGGTCAATGTTGACAACATCGATTTGAAAAGAAAACCAATTGTTAGTATTGATCTTATATTGTCCAATGCACTCAAGTCAAATGCTAAACTAAAGTTGGCACTTTTCTATCGCAACAATGACCGTTCAATGGATTCTAAATATCAGAAACCAAGGTTATCGCAACATATTCTTGCCACCTCATTTGATTATTTAGTGACCATGGGCATTATCAAAAATGACACACCTGTATCATTGGAGGCCGATGGTCATCGTTGCTATAGCGATTCCATGGAAGGTCTTGGCAGTTGGATGACGAAAGGTAAAATTGAGAAGGCGCATTCAAGTGTTCTCATACCCAAAATGGTAAGTACTATCAAAGATTACATTATGCTTGCCGATCCCGACGTGTGTGAAGCCAATGATGAAGTTGTGGCAAGATTAGACGATGACTTTACAGATGCCATAAAAAAGGCTCTCGTCGAGTATGAAAGAGACGATGACAGTGATAGTGACAGCGACAGTGACATCGAGAGTGATGGTGGCATCAGCAACAAGCGATACGAATCACATGTCAGGACTATGTATTGTGCTTTTCAAAATCAACTGAAACTTGTCAAGTACTATGAGTCATTGGGATTCCATGTAAAATGCGGCCTATTTGGTGGCACATACAACGGGGGCATAACAACGATGATGTATGCGAATGTCAATGATGTAGTCAGATCCGTTGCCCAATTATGATGGCCAAAAATGGACGTTTGTCAACACCAACACGAATGTTGTTAAACATACAAGGTTCACGATGCCGCCCGCCGCCAACGTACACCGCGTGGACTGGAAGACCAAGAAGGGGCTGATGATGGCGATCATCAGTTGCGATGGGTACATCTTTGGTGGCGCCGTCCGGGACTGGCATATGCACGAAGACGGTGCATCTACTTTTTATGCGGCCCGCGAAGGCACGCCCAACTCGGCCGAGGACATGGATGCATTGTACAACGACGCTGACTACATGCCTGAGTGTGCCCATCGCATAGTCATTCCTGTGGACATCGATGCATGCATTCACGTGAGTGACCTCCCGCGTCTCTTGGACGTTTTCAAGGAAAAGCGCTTCTACGTGACGCGTCTCTTTACACACGATCCGGTTGCATACATTCCTGGCATTCAATTGAAGAAAAACGAAGTGCGCCATATGCGTTACGAGGTTAACATCGTGCCAAAGGTTGGCAACATGTTTGCTGATGCTCTCTTTACAGAGGTCGCTCCGTTGGTTGCGTCCTTCATTGCATCACTCAAGGAGGCGACGAATGGATTGAAGCCCTTCATGCTTGATCTCATGGTCGTCAATGTCCCAAAGACGGAGATACAGCCGGAGGCGCCCTTTGGCTGTCTCGACTTTGAGTGCAATGGTTTGATCGCGAGCAAGCGAGGCATTCAATTGTCGAAACACCTTTGCGACAACAGCTGCATCAACCCGATGACATACGATCGGCACTATCGTCGCATTATGGACGATATCTTGAAAAAGAAGGCGGTGCTGGCCATCGGCGAAAATCGGCACCAAATTGCACGTATTGGCAAGATGGTGGACAAAGGCTGGACCATTGCAGGCTTTCGGTCTATTGAGTATGTGGAGACACTTGGGGATGAGGAGCACGAGGGCCATTGCATCATTTGCCACGGTGATCTTGGCACGCACCATTACAAAATGGCATGCTGCAATGGACGCTATCACACAAAGTGCTTGCTGCAAGGCATGACGATGGGTGTAAGTGCCATGAAGCACAGTGGCAAGTGCTTGATGTGCAAGCGGCATCTTTGGGAGCCTGATCACGACGTGCATGTGCTTGAGTCGATTATGACCGCGAATGCGGAGAGAGAGGGGGGCGATGCGGCTTAGGCGGATGCCGGCGTTGATGCTTCGGCAGAGGAGGATGTACATGCTTTAGCAGCATTGGCAGCAAAGCGCCATTTGTAACCTTTTGCAATAAGTCCACATTCGGCGGCTTTTTGAAGAGTTGTGCGCGCAATCCGAATATCTTTTATCACATCAGCGACGGATGCATACGTATGTAGAAGCTTTTCGGATACGGGGTGAAGCTTTTCGACCGGCTGACTGTGCACATATGGTCTCTTTGATGGTAAGACATTGCCGTTGCGCCGCAAATAGTCGTTTTGAAGCTCGTGAGAGCACTTGTTCCACATAAAGAAGTAATGCCCTGTGCATTTGCTTTTATTCGACATTGCATTTGAAACAGCCCCTGTAGACTTCAGTTGCCGATCCTTGGCAGCCTCCTTTTGGTCGCAATACACCTTTTCAATTCGCGATTGGTCAAGGTTTAACATGGCAATGAGGCCCTTATTAATCTCAATAGATTCCACGGTAGCGCCAATATCTTGCTTTGTATCATCTTGACGAGCCCTCTCAAGTAATGCCCACCGAAAGCCTCGATAAACGGTGCGGTTGTTAACCGCCGCCTTAATGCGTGACAACGAGGGATCAAAGATAGTTAATTGACGAATTGCATCAGCATATCCTGCATATGTTTTGATGAGTATCTCACCATCCTCAGAGTAGCATTGCAATTTGTCGCCGCGAGTTTGAGTATATGCACGATTATCTGCAAAGAGAATCGTTGGATCGATGACATCATCGTCGACGTTATCGTCATCGTTGTCACTCGCATTGTCATCGCTCAACAAAAGTGGGGCATTGTGTGATGAATGTTCAAGAAGTCTGATGTTTTCAATTGCCTTAACAGTATTTAGGCGAACAATGGCTTTTACCAATCTCATCTGTTGATTCTGAAGACTTTGTTCCGCCGTTTCCTTTGACGAAAACATATGTATGTTTGACTTTGCAATCCGCATTACTTTATTAAGTTGATCTTGCGTCATTTCAAACACTTCTCTTGACTTGTGATTTTCCGTGACTGGCAAGGAATATTTAAGAGGTGCAATGAAATGGTGCTTGTGTAAGAACTTTTCAAATGCTTCATTCATTGGACAATCAACAATGTGGATTATTCTCATGGCACCAAACTCTTCTTGAAGGGGTGTGATTATCTCTTTCATATTTTTTGAAGAACCAATTTTAATTAACATATTGGCATTGTTCTCATCTTCACGTATGATCCTTCCAAAATAGGTCACATACCGATCAGGTCCTTTAAACGCATCGATGAGTGAGTTGTGTAGGTTTTGAGCAACTATATCAATAGCCTTCTTGCCTTCAGCTTTGATTGCGTCTTGAACTCTGTTTTCACATTCTTCTTTCATTGCAACCATTTGAAGTTCTAGCTCATACTTTCCCGTCTCCCGTATCTTTGTTATCACTTGCGAAACCCACTTTTGGAATGGGCGTGCGATAGGTTTGCGCGATAACATAAGAAGGCGATACACACCAGGTTCGGTAAGGAATATGGTAATTTGCTCACCACCCGGGGTGTAAGTGGCCCTTACGACCTTCTCATCGTCATCAAATGTCCTTAATGACATGCGAACATTTTTGATATCTATAATGTCACCAATTTCTCTAGCTCGGAAAAGAGGCTTATCATTTTCCCAGAGAATTGTGACATTGTATGTTTTGTCGCCCAAAACGAACGCCTTTAAGAAGTCCATTGTTCTTCTCTTTTGCTTAAAACTGACAAGGTCCTTAAGTAGTGATCGCTTTTGAAAAACACCATTGAACGTGGACGTTTGATCCTAGCAAACAATTGAAATCAATCAAGCATCGCCAATTCACCTAAATACTCTCAATAAACTGCCAGCCCAACTCCTCACAAATCTTCTTCCACACTTGATCTTGCTGGTGTAGTTTTTCGCGGCTTTTGAGGAGGTGGAAGTACTTCAGGTACTCGTCTTTCTCTAGGAGCTGACAGAGCTTATATAGTACGTAGGCGTACGAGAGGAAGTTTTTGCGGTGGAGCGGGCAGTGCTTGAGGAATGGCGCCTGGATCTCTTTGAACATGGAGCGCAGCTTCTCCTCGAGCTCTTGGCTGAACTTGGGGGCCGGAATGCCGTTGATGCGGTAGACGATGTAGACGATGTGCTCATAGTAGCGTGTAAGCTGTAGCTTCTTTAGGATCTCGCGCATCTTGCTGAACTTGAGGCGTGTCATGTCAAGCTTCTCCTTCTTGACCTCGGCCAGAATGCGCTCAAATATCTCGTCACTTATCTCGGTGCTCTCTTGGCCTTGGCATTGTGAGAGCCATTCGTTGAAGTGATTGATGCGTTTATAAGAATAATGACTTGTCTCTTTTGTCGGCTGACGGTGAATGGGTTTGTTTTGTTCAACAAGCATGAGCTCTTGATGACCGCACTCTGAGCAGACCATGATGCCCTCTTGAAGCAACGTGACCATAGGCAGTTTGCATTTTTCACAATCACCGATGCTAAGTGCAGCAGGATCTGTGGGCCGCACAAACATTGGGTCAACGAAGGCGAGGTAGCGCTCAACAAGGGCCCGCTTGTCTCGTGCGGGCGGGGCGATGGACGTTGATGGGGAGCCTTGCGATGGGGCGGCCGGCGACGGGGCGATACCAAGCCATCCTCCTGTGGCGGTCCCACCGGTCTTTGGAGCGCATGCATCTACATCGGTGATTGGGGCGATGTCGGTAGTTGGAAATGTTGTGGTTGTGGTGTCGCCTATGGAAGCTTGGGGTGCAAGAGGTGCTGTTGCACCGGCCAAGATTTCCAGAATACTGCGTGTTGGGATGGGCATTCCGTGTTTCTTGCGGCCACGCAAGGGTCGCTGGGGCGGTGGAGGTGGGGGGAGCGTCAGTGCATCTGCCGAAAGCTTGTCTTGATCCGAAAGAAGGTTGTAGTACTCAAAGAGTATGTCGCCTGTATTTTCATAGTAATCAATTTCCTCTTGCATAATCTCCATACTACTGATGGAACGGTCAATGCTCATGTAGTTATCTTGCCAATAAAGGTTGCTCGTCCATGCAATGGACATCAGGTCGTCGGTGGGCTGATTTTGAAGAGCCAACACTTGAGCCTTCCAGGCTTGGGCTTGCCCGAGGGCATGATCGCGGCAACGACGCTGCTCTTCCAACGCGGTGGCTTTGCATGATATGCGATCAACAAAGAGCTGATGACGTGCATCAAGCGTTATCTCTTTAGATGTGTCGGTAGACGGTAACCTTTTTTTCCCGGACTTCTCTTTGAGCATGCCTATGTGCTTGAATCTATTCAGTAGAGGATGCTCGCTTTAAGTGAAGGGAGGCTCCAATTTTTTTCTTTGCATAGAGTACAACCAAATCTTTGTGTTCTTTGTCCTAAAATGGGCGGCGGTCTTCTACAACTAGTGGCTTACGGCGCTCAAGACGCCTACCTAACGGGCAACCCCCAAATCACCTTCTGGAAGGTCGTGTACCGTCGCCACACCAACTTCTCCATGGAGTCGATCGAGCAATCGATCAACGGCAACGCTGGCTACAACAAGCGCATCACGGCCCAGATCTCCCGCAACGGTGACCTGATCCACAAGATGTACCTCGAGATGACCTTCTCGGCGGCGGTCGTCGGTGCGTCCGGCGCCGCCACCGATGGCTTCGTCGACTACCGTGGCCTAGCCGCCATCAAGTACGTTGAGCTTGAGATCGGTGGCCAGAAGATCGACAAGCAGTACGGCGACTGGATGCTGATCTGGAACGAGCTGTCCCTGCCCACCGGCAAGGAGGGCGGCTGGACCAAGATGGTGGGTGGCACCGACAACGCCGCCGAGGCCGTGTGCTACGTGCCCCTAGAGTTCTGGTTCTGCCGCAACCCGGGGCTAGCGCTGCCGCTGATTGCCCTGCAGTACCACGACGTCAAGGTCAACATTGAGTTCGAGTCGAAGTCCGAGGTTGTCACTGGCACCTACACCACCGGCGGTGAGCTAACCGACGTTAAGCTATGGGTGGACTACATCTTCCTAGACACGGACGAGCGTAGACGCTTCAGCCAGATGAGCCACGAGTACCTAATTACCCAGCTACAGTTCACCGGTGACGAGTCCCTGACTGCCAACGGCACCGTGAAGCTAAACTTCAACCACCCGGTCACCGAGCTTGTGTGGGTTGTGAAGGGCGCCAACAAGATGGCGTTCTTGGACAATGTTATCACCACCGCCAAGCTTCAACTAAACGGCCACGACCGGTTTGTCGAGCGCCCGGCGGACTACTTCAAGCTAGTCCAACCTTACCAGCACCACGAGAACATCCCCGTGGGCCGCGGCATCCACGTCTACTCGTTCGCCATGAACCCCGAGGAGCACCAACCGTCCGGCACCCTGAACATGTCGCGCATTGACACCGCTCAGCTAAAGTTCACCAACGCGACGACTGGCACTATCAAGGTCTTCGCGCCTTGCTACAACGTCCTACGCGTAATGAGCGGCATGGGTGGTCTAGCCTACTCGAACTAAAGTGGTGCAAACCCCTCGCTTCATCAATAACAATTATTCAAGTTGTTTTTCTTACATAATGTGCAATGCACATTTGACGAATGTATTTTCATAATTTCTTCACAAAAAGAAGCCATCTTGTAGACCAATGAGACGATTTAGCTTGGCCAAAATCGCCAAAAAATCCCACAAGAGGTAAACGGACTCGCGACCGATGTCTTTGACCATACGGCGGTACTGCGACCAAAAGGGCTGGCCATAGGCGTGGGCACGAACGACCACAGGTGTCTTTCGGAAAGCGCCGTTCATGGAGTTCTTTAGAGTGAAAGGCAGAGATAGATCTTGTGACGGGAGGCGCGTGGATCTTGCCGTGCCTTGCTTTTACGCGTTGTTTCTGTAGGAAACATTCGTGCAACGTTTCGATAGGCTCCATGCCGAACCCAAAGAGAGGACGGCGATCTCCGGCTGCAACGGCTTCGACCTCCTCTGCGGTCATGCCGAGGCGCAAGAGGGCTAGGGCGGCCGTACCTGAGGCAGCCGCACCCGAGGCGGGCGTTCCTGATGCTAACGCAAATGCCAGGGCCAAGAGGGGGCGACGGGACTCGGCGGCTGCGCCTTCCGCTTCTCCGAGTGCTGCTCCTCAGCGCAAAAGAGTACGAGGCCAAGCTGTTGCTGCTCAGGCACATGCTCAGACACCTACTCAAGCCCTGGTTCCCCATGTGGCTGCTCCTCCATCGGCGCAGCCCCAAGGGCAAGCTGGGCCTTCGACCTCTGCGGCTGTAGCAGTTGCGGCACCGGCTGTGACCGTGACCCACCAACTGCTGATGAAGAAGGTCTTGTTGGCCGCCCATGCACGTGGCCTCGTGTTCCGCGAGGTGCCGATCATGGTGGTCCGGATGGCCGTGGACCCGAACAACACGCTGAGCTCGATGGCCTATGCACAGTCACAGGCGGGCACCAACACAACTTTGGGAAAGCGTCTCCAGTACGCCATCTCCGTGCGACTCATGTTTGACGAGATTGTGGACAAGGGCATGTGCAACACAAAAGCACTGGGCGCTGACTTCCCTAAAAAAGCGTTTTTGGATGGAGGGTTTCGTGATGATGCCATGGTGGTTCTTGCATTCAGCCTCGACGCAGCGGGGAAAGAGTACGAGCTGGTGGGTGCAGTCACGTGGGGCGGTGCCGACGAGAGGGGAACGAACGACGAGAAGCTTGACTTTCAAAATGCCGAGCTCCTCGGGGACGTCAAAGCGGGTCGTGTTGCCGAAGTGGACCTCATTTGCTCCAAGGGGCGTGAAGATCTCAAGGGCTTTGGTTCGTTGATCCTGGGGTACACTCTTGCGAAGATTGCGGCAAAGAAACAACGCGGTACCAACAAGTTCAAGGGCGTTGTCATGAACCTGGCGTACTCGGGCACATTCAAAAACAAGATAGCGACGCTTGCCGGCATTGCGCGTCGCTTCGGCTTCCGGGCGGCGCCCATCATGAAGACGATCGTCCGGAAGCGGCAAGAGAAGATCGTCGAGGACAAGCAGCTCAACTACGTCGAGAGCTCGGGGCCGCTGTGGATGTCGCGTGTCTTTGCGGCTGTTCCCGAGGGCGATCGGCACTTTCAGATCCTGTGCCCGTTGGTGACTGGGACAGGGAAGACAATGTGCCAGGGTGGTGGGGTGCATCAGGCTTGACGGGTGTGATCGGGCTTGACGGGGCCTACGACCAGCGCGCCAACCAGAGGTTTAGATCCCACATATGGATTTTCCGATAATTGGATATTTCATCAATGTTTTACGTTAGGACACAGCCTTATACAGTCTGGTTTAGAAGAATAGATAATTGTGTATCGGGCTTGTCGGGCTTGACGTGGATTGTCGGGCTTGACGTTCCAATGGGCCCTGCGGGCGGCGCGCACCATTTTAATCCGATGTGGACAAAAAGAAGACCTTAACAGTGTGGTGATATGTTCGAAGAGTGGGCACGCATTGCCCGCAGGGCCCAGGTTACCGCCGGGCTTGACGTGGTAGCTCGGACTAGACGTTCCAATGGGCCCTGTGGGTGGCGCGCCCCCTTTTACTTCAATTTGGACAAAAAGACGACCATTCTGGAGTAGTATGTTGACGTTATGTTGACGTTATGTTGACGTTATGTTGACGTTATGTTGACGTTGATAAAAGATTGCCACCTTTATTTTTGCTTAGGAAACAAAGTGTGTCGTTAGGGACGTTACGATAAGCATTGACCGGTACCGAGGACGAGTTTGAAGAAATTGAACTCGCGTCCCTTGTCTTGGTATTGGCGCATGAGGTAATGGAGGAAACCCATGGTGATGATGGCAAAGAGTGCCAACTTGATGTAGGTGCGGGTTTTGACAAAGGGCGCGGCGACGGCGGCAGCCTCCGACTCGTTCGGGTACTTATTTTTGAGGTAGGCGACGTGGTTCCGTAGGACCTGATCGGTGAAGAGGGTGGCGAGGGCCACGGCTATGAAGGGCCACTTTGACTTGGTGGCCATGAGGAAGAGTAGATAGACGACGAAGGTCTTGGCGATGGTAGTGACCACGTGGCTCTTGTTGTTGGGGTCGATGATGTTGAAAAGGAGGAAAAACGCCATGAGGCCCGTAAGGTGCTTGATCAGGATATTGTCGTTGAGGGCCCGTTGCAGGTCGCAGTTTAGGAGGGTATAGATGGAGCCGAACATGATCCAAAGGAAGAGGGCCGCAAGGGCGCTCGTGGTCTCGAAGGACTCGTTCCAATCTAGGATCGGGATGGGCGTGGACATTTACCTGGTGGTGATATTTTAAGAGAATGGGAGGACGGGACAACATCGATAAATGTGCGTCACATAGGTAGGTTAGTATCATATACGCTCCCATGGCACCAAAGAGCACACCATCCTCTAAAGCGCCCAGTACGACAACCATTCAGGATTTAAACGAGGACGTTTTGCAGAGAGTTCGAGCGTCTGTACACGAACAAGATGACCGCAATGCGGGTGTGCAAGTCGGCATTTTCAAAAGGAAAAGCTCGCCGCTTCAACGAGCACTTATGCAGCTTGATCAAAGCCGCCAAACGCTCGCGGACAATATCATTGAGGTCGAAAAATTGGATTTGCGGTCGTGGAATGTAAATGACGTGATAACTTCCATAAACCAAGATCTTCAAAATATCAAACTGTCCACGGTGCACATACATAATAAGCTCATCAACGCAAAACGATTCAACGACCTCATGAAGAGCAGATCCCCTGTGCAGCGCGGCCATGAATGGTTGAAGCGTATTGCTTCAAAGCATTTCAATTACAATGATCTCAATGTTTTTACAAGCATGAACAGTTTCCTTCATGCATTAGATGGTCCTCTCAATGATGAGAGACGATCCGATTTGACCTATACTGAGTTTGCGGATGACGTAGGTCGCGAGTGGAATAATATGATCGCCCAATTTGGCCCCGCGCAATTGTCCAACGCAGATCGTGCAAAGTTTGTCGTTATGATGGAGCTTTATGTCATTGAAGAGACTGATTACGGGTACACCACTCCCACTGCCGCAGAAGAAGCGCACATCATCGAACTTGCCAACCTTGTGGACAAGGTCATGGCTGGAGGGAAGGGATCGAAGGGACCAAAGGGGTCGAAGGCATCGAAGGAATCAAAGGCACCGAAAGCACCGAAGGCACCGAAGGGATTGACCCTGAGGTCCACGAGAGCTTAAACCCATGCCAAGTACTAAGGGCCCTGCGGGCCATGCGCGGCCTTTGAAGTGAGGTTTGCCTTACTGTGTCTGGTTTGGTTTTATGTGTTACCGAAAAGGTTCGCGACCCCGAATGAGCACTTTGGGCATTGACGGCACTAAGGGCACTAAGGGCCCTGCGGGCCATGCGCGACCTTTGGAGTGAGGGTTGCCTTACTGTGTCTGGTATGGTTTTGCGTGTTACCGAAAGGGGTCGCGACTCCGAATGGCCGCTTTGGGCATTGTGGGCATCGAAGGCACTAACCATGCGCGGCCTTGTGGATATGCGTGGTCTTACTGGTTGTGGTATTGTTTAAGCAACAACGACATGTATAAAAAGAACACAAGGGGACCGTTTACTCTGTGGCATTAGGGGCATCTGTAGGGCCATGGAAGATGAAGTCGTGGATGACGGCGCCCTTCTTTGCCCCAAGGAGTGGTATAGACTTGAGGCGAGCGATGCGATCTGTGCGGCTGATAGGTCCCATCTCGTTGATGAAGGCGCTCATGGATGGCCATACTTTGGTGATCTCGGCCCCTAGCTTGATGGAGATCCCTGGGACTTGAGATACCATGAGTCGCCAACAAAGGTCTGGTGTTATGTTTTTTCATGGGCGAGCTTGCCGAACTAGTACTCTTGCTGCTGAACTGCTTCCTGCTGAACTAGTACTCTTGTACGTGTGGACTTCCGATGGTGCTTTGTAAGGAAGTGGTTTACGCCCACTCCTAGTTTTTAGGGAGTATCAATAGCTTGAGATCAATGCCGGCTAATTCCCTTAGATCTGCCTAATACCCCTTCTTTTGCACGCGTATCACCGCATCGTTCTTCCGCTTTCCCACTAGCGGATTGAAGTCCTCCTCATCATCCTCTTCGTCCTCGACAAGATGCGATTTTCGCTCCTCCTCCATCGCTTGTATTTGCCAAAGCTCGTTCAAACACATCCGGAAGTCACGAGACTCGGCTTTATACCAAAACACATTTTCAGCGATGCTCCCACCTTGTGATCGATTGTCGACCACTAGGCACTCATAGTTTTGTGTTGATTGTGTTAATACTTGAGCAAATACATCATATGTTGGGAAAATACCGCAGTACTGTTCGTATATCTTTTTGCGATTGGCCGTTATGTTCTCCTTCAAGATAAAGACATTGTCCAAGTTTGTACGCAGCGATGGCGGAATGCCGAGAACCGACTGCGAAGTGAGCGCCACTGTGCAATTGTGATGACGGCCGTTCAAGAATAAGTACTTGATGTTCTTATCGTTCACCCAATCCTTCCCCGCGTACAACATGTCATCAAGAATAATCGCCGCCCGAGGATCAATGTCCGATCGCCCGTATTTTTTCTTTTCGTCATTGTACTTCTTTGTGATGCGTATTTGACGCTTCACGAACTTCTCAACGATGTCGGGAGTGTACTCCTCATAAATTAAAATGCCGGGAACAAACTTTTGGAAGAACTCATTTGCACCCTCGGTCGGTGAAATTACGACGACCCATGGTAAGTCTCGCATGTGATACAACATGTCGCGCAATAAGTACGACTTCCCTCGGTTGCGTGGCGCTAAAAAGAGTGAGGTTCGCCCTTGCCGGTCGCCAGGCTGAAATTGCATACATTTCATATTGAACTTTTTCAACTCGAGCTTCATAATGAGAACTCTACTCTGATTACACTGGTATAAAACATTTCATTGATGCATGCCGCGATATATATACTATGTGGTAAAGATGGCACCCTTGCGGATGCCGAACGACGCTAAAAATGTTATAAAAATGCAATTGTAGAATAGCAGATAGCAAAGTAAATGGCTGGTCAACAAAAAAGAGGGCGAAACTCGTCGAACTCCTCGTCTCCAAATGCACACATGGCCGACGTGAGCGAGCTGACTGGAAAGATGTTCAAAATGAACACGACCGGTCGTGCTCCGGCACCCGAAATATTGGCGGCGCACAGGATGGATGTACAGATGCATAAACCGCGCGACGACATAGACGATGCCAAGGATGACCTGATAAAACAGGCAAAGGCAATTAAACGCATGCACAATCTGTTGGATAGATACGCTGCAAGCTTGGACACTTTTATAAAGAAAGTTGAGCAAAATGAAATCTTTGAAATATATGCCCACGCTGTGCTGCCATCAAAGTTGAAAATTTTCAAACAACATTACGTTACATCTGTGAAGAGCAATCTCGACACACTTGAGAACTACCCTGCTAAACTCATCGAGGAGTTGTACAGCATGCCCAAGAAAACACTAGAACAGGTAGCCAAGGCTCAAGAGTTCAGTGCGAGCTATGTCAAACGGACCCATCGCGAGACTTTAAATACCGACTTTTCTAGGTTGCCGCTTCTTCCCGCCCAACTCTTGATAACCGCATTGGCTTCCACCGTAACCAGTAGTCTTTATAAACCACAAGTCATTGATGAACGAAAATGGATGAAGATTGTAAATGCCTTCAAACGCGCGTTTCCCAACTATAAGTTTTCACCGATTGAGATGAAGTACTTGAATGAATGGTTACACACAGGCATGATCAACTTTCATGGAAAAAGAATTACTGCCATTAAACCCGCAGATAGTGCGCAACTCAAGGCCGCTCTCATACAATCGTTCGGCCAAGACGGCGCGTCTTACTTCGGCACGAGTCCACTGGTGGCCTCGCCTACACCGCCGCCGTCGCCCGACGATGACGAGGATTACTAAATAGATTAATGGCGCTTCTTCTTTGTCTCTTCCATCGCGCCGATGCAGAGCGCCGCCTCCGTGGGGCTCACGTTCCCGCAGCAGCCGCAGCAGTAGCCACATGCAGCGGCTATAACTTATCGCGGCATGCACATCACACAATACAATACCGTACATTTATCTCTTTCTGGAGGATAGAGTGTTGGGAAGGTAAGAAACAAACATGCAAACACCCACACCAAGCCATTCAGGTTATTGGTTTGCTGCCGTTATGGGTGCTCTCGTTGTGCTCATTGTTTTATGGATGCAAAACAAGCCGCGTTATACAACGCTGTCAAGCGAAACCTTCGCAACCAATATCGAGACCTTCGCAAATGAAACGCCAAAGACCATCAACTATACGGAGACGTTAACTACAAACGATGGTTTTCTCCCAATTGCAACTGATGTGCGACTTTATATAAGTGCCTTTAGCGACCTTGTAGGCTATTTGAAAAAGGGGGAAACTAGCCGATCTCCGACATGGGACACCAATAAAAACATGTGGCGTGATTTGAATCGTCCCAATATCGGGTTTCGCATGTTTCCCATTACACAAAATGCTACGTTGCCCACTAAGCTCAAGGTCCGCGACGACATCACAAATCTTCCAACCGACATGGGTGCTTACATTAAGGATATCAAGCTGATTGGACCATCCTCCGACGATGTAGGTCACACTGAGGGCAATAGCTTGGCGGTGACTTTGAAGTCATTCACTGTCGTCTTTTATGGAGTGATTGAAAACATTGAGTTTGCTGAGGGTGAGCGCCGCAAAGTCCTATACCGCCTTACAGCAGAGAACCCGAACATCGTAGAAATTGCCATCCGTCGCCGCGACAACAAGAACATCCTTCTTGAGGTCATTTTAGGCGATGCATCCAAAGCCTATCAATGGGTCGTTGATAAGTACATGCTCATGTCCAACCGCACTCCCACCATGTACACGCTTGTATATGATGAGGGCCAACGCTCCTCGCCTTCTCGTGATCCATCCATCCGTTTTTACATAGGTAAAACAAAGCTCGAAAAAATATTTACCACCGACGCTCCGCCGCCCGTGCGCCTCGGCAATTCTGAAATCGTTCTCAATCCAGAAGGCGGCTTTGATATGAAACTTATAGTCTTTGCCCACTTCAAAACGCCACTTGATGAGGCATCTATTGAACTTCTTGGAAAGTACTTCGAAAAGCAGCAATCTGGAATCAATGTAATATTAACAGCTCAACAACAAAAGTTCGACGCCATTACTATTGACCTGTTCCAAAAAATAGAGAACGCTACCAAAACACTGGAAGATGTACAAGACGAGCTACAACAGTGCAAGGACTCGGCGAGCACTTTGGTGCCTGCCGCACCTGTCCGCCATTGGCAAATTGACACCAACGTGATTGGAGCCACTAAGGCCACGGCCAAGCTAAACGATAAGGACATAAAGCAATGTTCACCTCTTGAGCTCGTGAACAAGATTGCTGCCCTTGTCAAGGCAAAAGCCATTGCTGAGGGGAAAATGACTGATCCAACCACGGCTACAAATGCAAAAAAGGCCTCCTCTGTGCCGTTTGCGAAGGTCTCTTCTGAAGTTCCATCCGCAAGTGCCACCACAAAAAAGACAATCAAACCCCCGCCAGCAAGCCTGAGCGACCCGAGCGCAAGCATCTATAAGCGCCTTGGTGACGTTTTGGGAATTGAAGAGCCCAAATGATAAACATTCCCGCATTTAAAGCGCATGTATCTATATTTGTTTTTATAGCAATGGACATCAATACCGTTTCTGAACCTTCATCGGCAACCTCCGCGGCAATATTTATACTCACACAGAACACCATTGCTCGCAAGGTGCATTTGAAAAATTGCTTGTACTTTCTCTTCCGCAATTTCAATGCTACATATCAATATCCAGTGCTCATTTTCCATGAAGGCGACTATAAAGTCGAAGATCAACGTGAGATCATCATGTCGATTCGTGCATCATGTCGCTCGCTTGTAAGTTTCCAAACGCTGGATCCGGCAGACTTTTCATTGCCAGCACACATAGATGCCGTAAAAGCCCAACGATGTGTTGAGCTTAAAGTCACCCCTTACTGGCGTAATATGAAGTATCGAATGATGTGCCGTTGGTGGTCGATGCTTGTTTGGAAGTACGCGAGCTCTTACGACTACATTATGCGTCTTGACGATGATAGCATTATTGAAGAGCCCATAACACACGACCTTTTTGGATGGATGGCTAAAAATGAGCTGGTTTATTCGTCGAACATCCTCAGCGTCGATTGCGCTTTGTGCAACTACGGCTTCAAGGAGCTTCTCGAGACCATGATGGACGAGATGTGCCCTGCAAAGCGCGAGAGTGTGGCTCAAATGTTCAAACCTCAAGAGATTCCGCTACGTGCCGTTCAATTTCATCCTTTTCGAAGCCTTTTGAGCATCACCGAGGATCCCTTACCCGTTCTTGGCGAAAAGTTGCGTGTCTGGGGCATGGTATACTTCTTCAACAACTACTTCATCACCAAAACGGCCTTTTGGAACCGGCCCGATGTCAAGTCTGCACTTAAGTACATTGATGACAGCGGCCTTACCTTCTATCGGCGCCTTGGAGACGCTCCGATTCACACCGCCATTGTTGGTCTTTTTGCAAAGCCGAGTGAAATCAGGCGTTCAGTTTTTAAGTACAGTAAGCGTCTTCAAAGGGAGGCCTTTCAAGGCGACGATGGAGAGTTTCATACGTACATGCCGGAAAGCTATACTTCCAATGGTTGCATCACGGAAAGCACGGCGCAAAAATAGAATGATCTTTCTAAAAACCCGAAAGAACCGAGTCCTTGAAGAAATGCCTTAAGGGGCTTTAGAAAGGCCACACTACATGTTAGTCTTATTTTTCCTATGAACCCTTCTCTTTAAATGCCCGTCTAATTATCGTCTTCAAGTATGAGCAACATACACCGTGCTGCTTCTTTTTCTGCGCATCGTTTGTTCGGCCCTTCGGCGACACATGGCTTCGCATTCGATCCGGGAATGGAAACTTGCACCTTGAAATGTGCCTTATGATCTGGACCTGTGCGCTCCAACTCTCTATATATCGGTAATGTCTTGAACCGAGATTGGCTCCACTCTTGTAAGGCCATCTTTGGGTCCATCGGTGGGCGCTCGGACGCCAACAAGAAAGGTTCCCAACGTTCAAGGATCCATGAACGGCATATCAATAGATCACCTCCGCTGTCAAACCAAATGGCCGCAATAAGGGCCTCTAGTGCATCTGCCAGGACGCAAGTGTTTTCAAGATTTACACCATGCCCAATGCGCACAAGCGCGTCGAGCCCGACACGCCGGGCTATTGCATCACATACATGCTTTGACACCAAAGCGGCCTTTCGCTTAGATAATGCCCCCTCTTGTTCTTCTGGGTATCGCTTCATAAGAGCCTCACGTATGATCAATTCAAGTATTGCATCTCCAAGAAACTCGTACCGTTGAAAAGTTGACTCCGCACCCATGCCTTGTTTGAAACTTGGATGAGTAAGTGCATGCTTGCAATATTCTGGATGTACAAAATGATGCCCAATGATGTTTTGCATGAAGTTGGTTACTTTCCATTAAAATATAGGAAAAATCCTTTAAATAGCGGAAGACGAAGAGTCACATGTATGGTGTGTCGTCCTCCCCTTATTTAGGCAACAAACATGCATTAGGCTCGATTCAAATGTACCATCAAACTCGTCCGAGGACACACCGTTTTTAAAGATGCTTAGGTGCACCTTATCTTCGGCTTGCACGGCCGCCACAAGTGCATGGACGTTTGACGTTGCATCCTCCACAATGTCACGGAGCGCATCCAAATGGATGGCGTACATAACATCACCTGCCAAGTCCCACAACGTCCAATCCGTCACCATCTCGCCGGTCTCATCGTCGTAGCTTTCATTATCAAGACGCAAACTTAGGTTTTTATCTACGAAATCAAGCATCATAAAGAAAGTGGGAACCGTCTCCATATGTGCCCAAGCATCAATGGTGTCCACCCAGTGCATGAGGTATGGGCGATCGCCGGCCGTCTCCATTTCCATCTGTATAATGCATGGCCCCACATTGAGGAGGGAGTCTCCATTTTTGGAATGCATCCTGTTCTAGGGCCGCCGTACCTTCTTGCCACCACGGCTTCTTTGTTGCACATCCGACACTTGCTCTATGCGCGACTTCACATCAGGCTCGATTGTTTCTATCGGCTTTATCGGCTCAAATTGTTCATACCTGTCATCTTGCTTTGGGGGATCGACGGGCTCGATGGGTCCGACAGGCTCGATAGGTTCGACAGGTTCTGTCACTGGAGTAATGGACGATTTTTCACTAATTAAACCTTTCATATTCCGAATATACTGGACATCGCTGTATCGGAAGGCGTAATAAAGGATCAAGTACAAAATGCCACCAAGGAAGGCGCAAATGGCAAAGATTACCTTTTGCCCTGTCGGCATGTCAAAGAGAGTATTTGTTTTCCACGACAAGTAGGCCGAATAAATACCAACAAGACTCGAGATTCCCCATATGACAAGAACAAGAATCCATATCCAACTCTTAGACTCCTTTTTAGCGGGTGTGGTTGTGGTGAATAACTCTACACTACCCTTCCTACCACCCGAAACCATGTTCCGGAAGCCTTCTGCCGTGACATCACGAAAGGTCTTGCTAAGCAACGTAGAGAGGAGTGCAATCTCCATGCCTTTCTTGATACTATATGCACTATATGCACTTTACATAGATTGTGGAAAAAGAACAACGGACTACCTAACCGGTTCCGTGCATGACCTTGACGCGCTCGAGCATCTGCATGATCTCAAATTGTCCACGCACCCCTATGGCATCGGCCTTTTTGGTGTAAAAGTCAGGGCCAGTGCGCTCTTTGCGATGCGTCAGTGTTCGCAACGGAAACCGATCGGGAAGCTCAAACCGCACGAACACGGGGGTCGACGTGCCCCGTTTACGCAAGGTCAAAAATATAGACGGAGGTACACGCTCAATTCCATCATGCGAGTAATACGCATTTGGCATCCACATTTTTGCTGAAAAACCACCGCCCTCGGGCACTACCATTTGGTTTGGGGTGTTCTCAAAGGCCACTTGTGGGCAAGGAAAGGGCAAGGCTGACCCCGCATAGCTGACTCCCCGCGTCGGTGGATTGGCTGCCAACAGTGTCATAGTCTCATAGACCTCAGGGGCATGCACTTGACCGGTTATCTCGATGATGCCGTCGTCCGAGATGTTGATCGACACATCGGCATGTGCGGATGTATATACTCGCTTCATCAATCAAAGTCCCTAAATCGATGTAGATTCCCTCTACCACTACCAAGAGCCAATGTTTTAGCCTAATATTGGCGACCATCGCCGAGGCCCATAGGGTTGACCTCGGTGCGCGAGCACGAAACACCATCGCAACGCACAATGTAACGCTCGGGCAGCATAGTTGCGGGATCGCCTACAGGACGCTTGCAAGGAGCGCAAGGCGCCATGCGAGCCAGGGCCGCGGCACGCTCATTCTCCATCCAAGATTCGGCATTGCGTTGGATGTACATGCGGCTCTCGTAGGCACTCGATTGTGCACCTACAGCAGCAACTTTATCCATTAGTTCAGCAAAGACAGCGCAACGAGGACGGTAATCGGTGAAGGCACGGCCATCTGCCATGCGCGAAGGGCACGGGGCCTCACCCACTTGAGAGCACGATTGGCAAGACGACATTATAAGACACTACTAACACATGCAGAAAAGTTTTGGGTGTTAGGCTGCATCAAATATCCGATCTACTAGTATATTTTTGGTGCCCTCACTCACTAGGCCGCGAATGAGGCACATTTCTTTCAAGACATCCACCGGCATTTTGCGGAGCCGCGTCTTGCTCAAGCCCCCATTGGCTGCTAGACTCTCGGACTCGATGGCGGCATCGACCTCGTCGGCTAGTACCGCATCCACCGCATCTGCTGTTGTGTCTGTTGTGCATGCAACAAGATTGGCTGTGGCATCAACAAGCTCTACTTGTTCTACAAGAACCACCTTGCCCTGAGCAGCCTCCCCTTTCTTAGGTGCCTCAGTCTCATCTAGTTGAATGTCGAAAATGGCCGACATGATGTTCTCGGGGGAGGCCCATTGCCCATTGGCAACGATCTCATCAGCATTCGCATCAACGGTTACCTCGCCATTGCCCTCGCCCTCGCCCATCCAACCGCATCCGGCATGCATGGGCTGAGCCGACACAAGAGTGTCAACGCGTTCCTCAAGACGAGCAATGCGGCGCCAAAGAATGAAAAGACCAACAACAACTACAATGCCTACAATGGCGATTTGCATGCTGATAAGAATGTGATCATCCATGGCTAAATCTTACTAACTACCTCATTGTGACCTATTTTTTCCTTCAATTTAAGCGCATCATCGATAAATGCATCGGGAAACATTCCACGAATGCGCATTAGCTCGAGTGCAATGCTTTGAAAAGATGAGCCTGACCGCAGAATATAGGGAAAGTGAATAGAATCTCCGTTCGGGGCAACCTTGGCCTCCATGGACACGTTCACAAAAGCAGTGGGGTCGTCGTGAGCAAGGCGCACCATGTCGGCGTAATGTGTGGTGACCACAGCCGTGACATGCCCCATACGCGCCAATCCCATCAAGAATGCCATGGCAGCTGCTGCGCCTTCCCTCGGCGGTGTGGAATGCATGGGTTCATCGAGGACCATGAAGACACGCCCGTCGCCACAAACCTTGTTGGCGGCCCGCCACATTGATGTGCATCGCGCTACCTCGGCCTCAAACAACGATTCCTTTCCAGTTTCATCGCATATGCGCATAAAGCTATGTATTTGGTCAAATGGGAGTAGTTGTGCCCGACCAGCACATGCAATCCCTAAGGTTTGACTCAACAAGACGTTTGCCAAAATTGAGCGTATGTATGTCGTCTTTCCACCGGCATTTGGACCCGTTACGATCATCATGCGCTTCAAGCATGCCGGGTTAACCACACACCCATCAAGGCAAGGGTGTCCCATGCTCCAAAATCGCGGCTTAGCGCCTTCCGTTTCAGTGCACCCAAGATTAACCACAGACCATCCCGTCATCGTGCTATGACGAACAGCGACTGCCAACACATCTGCTGCTGCGATTTGTCGAAACGCCCATTCAATGTCCCAAGCCACACTTGGTGAATGCCACCATTGCCAAACCCCCTTGAACCGATGCGATAGTAGACCACTTGGACCCTTGCCTTTAGCTTTTACACTCGGCCACCAAGTCTCTTCTAAATCACCAAGTTGAACAAGTTCGGATGCTATACCAATGAGACGATGAACTCGGCGCAAACGCTCGCTCAAGATTTGCCGGGCATTATAGACACGCCGTGCAATGTCGATAGCTTGCATTGCCGTGTATGCATACATCGCAGTGTAGACACCAATTGTTAAGGTCATTTGACCTCCCCCACCTTCACTACCCTTACCGATGGACTGAAGCCCCTTCCACAAAAAGCCAAAGTATGCTTGCAAAGTAATAGGCCATTTCAACTTCGTTCGCAAATACCACCATGGACCAAGCAACATCATTAGGGGGTAAAGCACCGTTGCTCCCGGGCTTAGTAGAAGTCGATAGATGTGGTAAAACTCATGAAAGCCACTCACCTTGTTTAAAGAACGCACCCCCAAAAGCGATGGAAAAAGCAAGGGTAGTGGCCATGTGTTTTGGAGGTCGGGTCGCTTGATGACCCAGAGGCCATCGCGCTCAAAAATGCGTGCATCTCGGAGGAGCTCTTCGAGGCGCCCCCGTCGTCCAGCATCCGATGCAACCTCTCGAATCATGTCTTGACGCTTCAAAATAACGCCAATTGTGGCGGATCCTTGTGGGCGCTGTAGAGTTTCGTTCAAAAGATACTTGCCCGTGACCGTCATAACCCCACTTTTATGCTCAGCCCATTTGTTAAGGTCGGCATCCACAAGGACGTGATCACCAATGCTTGTGGCAACACCTTGCAAATCGCCAAAGATTTGTCTCACGGCCGCCGCAACACGCACCGGATCATCACACATCAATGCAGCTTGACCGGCCGCCATAGCTTTCTCGGCCTCCTCGCCATAAAGGCATTTCTTCATCCGCATTGCCTACTATCGTGGGGAGTGCACAAAAAAGGACTTAGAAACAACGCGCATACACTTAATACTAGTTCAGCTACTCAAAACGCATTCATCATGTCTTATCACACATACACCTTTCGCAAAGGGGGACGGCTCTATAGGATCCGAAAGGCGCCTATGGAGACCGACGACGTGGCGGCCAAACGAGGATGGAAGATTGCAAGTGCTTTAGCAGTCACGCAACAATCGCAAGCCTATGCACTCAGTGTTCCTGCCATTGTGTCGGGATCTTTTATGACGGGAAATTAGTGGAACAATGAGCATTTCTCCAAAGATATGGGGGCCAAGTGCATGGCTACTCCTTCACACAACAGCCGCCAAGATGCGAACCCATGCCGATGTGGCCCTCATGCGATCTTTTGTCGAAGGACTTGTGCATCTTTTGCCGTGTACAAAGTGTCGTGCATCTTTTGCTATGCATTTGGCAACACTTCCCATTCCTAATACACCGCGAGATGTAACCCAATGGGTTTATGACATGCACAATCGAGTAAATCTAAGTGCAGACCCAAACATGTTTGCCCCACCGGCAGCAACCAAGGTTTTTGATGTGTATAAAAAGAAGGCACGCAAGGCCGATGCACTTTATGACTTCTCAGTTTTTCTAGCGGCTCTTGCCGATTCACATCCTGGTCATGACATGCGAAAGGCCTATGCAAACTCACTTCATAACCTCTTTGTACTTCTTGAGCATTTTTACCAAGTGAGTGCTCCTAAAAGTCCCATAAGATCCCGTCGTGCTTTCACGACATGGCTTGGTGTGTCCGATGGACCCCAACACATGTGTAATAAATCGTGTGCAGCCTAATTATTATGGGGCTGAAAACGATTTAAAGAATTAAAACAAAAGATTAATTAACAAAGCAGCCTGTTTTGTTGTGCGGACATGTAGCTCAATCGGTTAGAGCGACCGTCTTATTAACGGTAGGTTACGGGTTCAAGTCCCGTCTTGTCCATTATTTTTACGAATGTAAGAGTCCAGAATCTACCTGTCCTACTTAGAAAACCCCGCCCACAATGGCGCACATGTCACCACCATACTGCACGCGCTTTTTGGGCGCTGAACGCTTCACAACGGTGCGCTTCTTCTTGGCACCGCCAAAGTGACCACACGAGCCTTGAAATGCCTCGGTGGTTGCAGGGGCATCTTGAGCGGCCGCTGTTGCTGACGGAGCAACGGCGTTCGGAGCCGCAGGCGGCAAACCTGCACCCGCAAGTATATTTTGTTGTGCAGCAAACATGTCCTTAACACCGCCTGCAATCTTGTCACCAAGGCTTGCGCTAAAAGACTCCAACTGTTGAAAAGCATTGCCCCCATGAACCTTGCGAGGGCGACCACGGCCCCGCTTAGCACCACCCGTTACGGGCAAAGGTGCCACCACCACAGGCGCATTTATGATGGGCTCCCAAGTGCCGTATTCACCGCCACGGACCTTGAGAGGGCGACCACGGCCCCGTTTGGCACCGCCGTCGACGGGAGCATCTACCTCGACTTCGGGTGCGATGCTTACATCATCACCGCCACGGACCTTGCGAGGGCGGCCACGGCCTCGCTTGGCACCGCCATCAATAGGTGCGCCTACTTCGGGTGCAATACCCTCTTGAATGATATCATTGCCACCATGGACCTTGCGAGAACGGTGAGGTCCACGCTTTGCACCGCCGGGAATAGGCTCAAGTTGATCGAGTGCGGCGTCATTTCCACCACGCACCTTTTTTGATGCAAGGTACCGACGGGTTATTTCTTCGGCGAGGAGGAGAAGGCCTGCCGCCGCAGGTGCGGCGAGATTGCCACCTTGCTTTTTGGAGGCGCGCTTTATTGTAGGGGCCATTAACGAAAAAGCTTGCTAACCTAACCCCATATTTTTTTGCCTCGACCCCCATATGACTAGTGTCACAGCAGCTAAAGTGGCAAAGAAGTTTAAACCAATGAAGAGCATGACGTAGGGTAAAAGATTCCACAAGAACCATTTAAGCAAGGGTTTAAAGAGCTCTCGCTGGACTTGCATGCTCGAGCAATGATCATGGATAAGGCCTTTCATGAACTCCATCCATGTAAGGTTTTCCTCACTTTCTGCCGTTGCACTATTGCAAGTGGGGGGAGTGGAATCAATGGGTGCATGTGCAGGCACTGCTCCCTCCCATACACTTACTTTCTTAGCCTCAATTGTTTCCATTGTCTTAACTCACTCCACTTGCGTTACTTTGAGCACAACAATTCCCTTTGCTGCGGGTAACCGCGCATGTCCACTGTTTTTGGACGCCCGCAGCGAACCGCCAATGCCATCTTTGTGCCCATCCTCAAGGCACCACGCCTCACCATCAGCGACATCTCTTACATCAATGTTCGCCCCGGCGCCTCAGCCATTTCTACTTTTACCATGACGGTGCGCGCACCATGGGACAATTGGGCCGCCGAGCAACTCGAGATCCTTGACACAGAGGCTCTTGCAGCAACGCACGTTCATAATAACATTTGGTTCACGAATGCACTAACCGAAAATGACATCAACGATCTCTTTCAACCGACCATAGATCGCATAGATGCTGCAAGAAGGGGGGTCCAAATGACGTTCCAGACATCCATGAAGAATCCTCCGAAACTCATCATGCATGGTGAATCACTCTCAATGGACCTGTTTTATAAGCGATGGACGGAAGCACCCAAGTGCTCGCTTGTAGCGGTGGCCATCGTGGACGTGGCCGGGATCTTCTTCGAAAAGCGGCGCTTTAGGCTTCGGTTAGTCCTCCGGAGCCTTGATGCCGCTTCAGCATTAAATGACGATCTCATTCCGGATAAAAGCGAGGTGGAGGACAAATGGGACGCTCAAATAGCAAGCCAACTCACACCAGCCATTGAAGATGCCCGGAAGCGACTCACCGATCTCGAAAGTGCACATGCAGCCCTTGTATCACAATTGGAGGGTGCCCGTGCCCTTACAACCATGGGATCTTCTTGGCGGGAGCGCCTAGCGACAATTGAGCGATCTTTGCAAGATTGGCATGGCAAATATCTAACATAGAATATAGACCGGCACCCGACAACCCACCATGAAGTCCAGCCCTACTTATGTCATTGTAACCATTCTTCTCTTGCTCGTCCTTGTTGGCTTCATCTTCCTAAGCTACAACAACCGTGCTAAGATGATGGCTGCCGAGCGCTTCTTTAACGGTGATGCATCTGCCTACCGCCAATCGCCGGCGGACTTGGCCAATGCCCAATACAGCCCGGACGCGGCCGCTGCGGGCGTCGGCTCCTACGCGCCGTCGGACCCCTCTGGCAACGAGACGAATGCCCTTGCGTCCGGCGGCGGTGCCGTTGCTGGTCGCCCTGGCCCGATGGACGGCCCGACCCCGGCCTGCTTCCCTCGCGACCGCCTGTCCGCTGCTGATCTATTGCCCAAGGATGCATCGAACAGCAAGTGGGCTCAAATGAACCCTGCTGGCCAAGGTGATCTACGCGACCAAAACTTCCTAACGGCAGGTTACCACATCGGCATTGACACCGTTGGTTCAAGCCTAAAGAACCCGAACCTACAGCTCCGCAGCGAGCCCCCGGTCTCGATGCGCCCCGTGTCACCGTGGAACCAATCGTCGATCACTTACAGCGACATTAACCGTCGCCCACTTGAGATCGGTGAGAACACCACGTACTAAATGTGGATTTTTGCCATCAATTTTTCGTTTTTATAAAGCTTGCTCAAATTAACACCATGGGCATGCCGATGAGCACAAAAAAAACACCTATCCATTGACGGCCCTTCCATGCCTTGGTCTCTCCAAGAAAGAAAACGCGCACTGCCAATGTTAATAATATGGTGACAGGCTCTTTGCGCTTCAAAAGCCACAAGTACAAGAAAGAACCGCGAAGAGCAAACAATAAGTATGCAATTACAACCGGAGACATTAGGGCACTTTTCAATATACTTGGGCTCACAGGCGCATTTACCCAAGCAGCCCCAAAAGTCACTACAGCCAACACACCTACAATCCACATTGATTGTGCGAGTTGGAAGGCAAGAGGCTCAAGGTTCTTGGAGCCGACCTTTTCAAAAACCGATGCACCGGACAACAATATGACATTTTTAAAAACAAGATCGTCCTTTCAAGCATAATTGCAAAGCTACCGGTTGGTGCATTTTAATCGAGGGTCTCCATTGTGCGCTCCTCGGCGTAGCCCTCTTCACCCTTCACGACTGCCTCAATCTCAGCGTCCTCAACCTCGGCGTCCTCCTCGTCCAGGCTCAGCCCCGCCTCCATCAGCTTGAAGAAGCGGCCCACAAACTTTGCAGGGTCGTCAAGGGCAAAACCGGACTGTAGGAGTGTCGCATCGTAAAAGCCGTCACAAATGTTCTGGAAAGCTTTCACATCCCTCTCCGTCTTCTCGGCCTCCATTTTCTTAAAGGCCTTGATCAGCTTGTGGTCCGGGTTGATCTCAAGCGTCTTCTTGGACTTCATGTGAAAGAAGGTCTCGCTGTTCTGAAGGGCCTGGGCCTTCATGATGCGCTCCATGTTGGCGGACCAACCGTAGGTACCGGTGACCAGGGCGCCCGGGGCATCGGCTAGGCGATCGGAAACTACGACCTTTTCTACCTTGTCCTTCAAGATCTCCATCATTTTTGCGCACAGTGGCTCGTATGACTTAACGTGTGCCTCCTTTGCCACTTTAGCCTCATCATTGTCTTCGACCTCGTCAAAGAGCGCACCCTCCTTGGTGATGCAAGTGAAAGTGAAAGGTTCGACCTCAGAATCTGCACCAATGGGCTTGTACTCCTTGAGACGTTGCATCATGTACTCGTCGATGGCCTCAGTTAGGAAGAGCACTTCATAGCCCTTGGCCTTGAGCTTATCAAGGAAAGGAGAGGTCTTGACTGCGGCTACAGACTCACCGGTGATGTAGTAAATGCGCTTCTGATCCTCCTTTGCTCTAGTCGTGTAGTCGAGAAGGGATGTGAGGCTGTCGGGGTCGTTGGTAGAATGGAAGCGCAGCAGAGACACCAGCTTTTCCTTGTAAGAATCGTGGCCGTCATAAACACCAAGCTTGATGTTTTTAGCGAATGCATCATAAAAGGCCTTGAAGTCGTCGGGCCTATCCTCTGCAAGGTCGATAAACATCTCAATCGCCTTCTTGACCACATTTTTTTGAATGATTTTCATCATTCGGCTTTGTTGCAGCATCTCGCGGCTTACATTGAGCGGCAGATCGTCACTATCCACGATGCCCTTGATGAAGGAAAGCCACTCAGGCACGAGTTCATTACAATCATCCGTGATGAATACACGGCGAACATAGAGTTTTAGGTTGCGACGTTTGCCATCTGCCGCATTAAACATATCAAAAGGGGCACGGCGCGGCGCATAGAGAAGCCCACGAAACTCGACACTGCCTTCCGTCTTGAAGTGCTTGTGAGAAATGGGGTCTTGCCAGTCACTCGAAATTGTTTTGTAAAATGCGTTGTGCTCCTCGGCCGTGACCTCCTCGGGGGTGCGTAGCCATATGGGCTTTTGCTTATTGATGTGATCCCACTCTTTTATATGCTTCTTAATTTTGGGAATGGTCTTTGAGCCCTCATCCTTAGCTATGTCTGCATCCTCAACGAGAACGTCGGAATCCTTCGCCTCATCGGGCTCAGCCTCTTGAGCCTCAACCTCCTCGGTCGCATCCACCTCAATCTCGCGATTCACTTCTAGGTAAATTGGGAAGCCAATAAAAGAGCTATGCTTGGTGACTACCTCGCGAACCTTGGTCTCTTCAAGAAACTCCGATGCATCTTCTTTAAGGTGCAAAATGATAGACGTTCCATGCTCCGTTGTGGCATCAACTGGGGCAACCGTAAATGTGCCGCCTGCATTGGACTCCCACTTGTAAGCATCATCACCTTCACTTTTTGAAATAACAGTGACCCGATCAGCAATTAGGTAAGCTGAGTAAAAACCTACGCCAAATTGTCCCACGAGAGAGGAATCGGCTTGCTTGGATGCAAGTGCCTCCATGAAGGCCTTGGTGCCGGAACGAGCGATGGTGCCAAGGTTATCGATGAGCTCTTGGCGGGTCATGCCGATGCCATCGTCACGAATGGTGAGGGTGCCTGCTTCCTTGTTTGCAATGAGGTGCACCGCCATGTTGTCCTCCGACACAACCTTGCCTGCTTGCAGAGACGTGATGCGGGCCTTGTCCATCGAATCAGACGCATTGCTAATAAGCTCACGCAGTGCCACATCACGGTTGGAATAGAAGGCATTGATGATCAATGAGAGAAGTTGGTTGATCTCTGCTTGAAAAGAAAACTCTTCGGGGGTGTTGTCGGCCATGATGTTGCTCCTGCAATTGCGACAAACTCCTGCGGGGATCTGTATTGGTAAAAAGAACTGTGAGCCAAATCTTTAAATGGTGTTTTAAACATACCCTTTAAACACCTCATCCACCACGCCGTGCTTCATGCACTCTTGAGCCGACCAAATGAGGTCCTTCTTGAGGATCTTCTCAAGGTCTTTTTTGGCAATGGAAGTGCGCTGGCCATAGATGCGCGTGAGGTGACCCATGATTTTTTGCAGGTTGGAGACCTCATCCGTGATGTCGCTCATCTTGCCCCAGAGCGACGAGCGCAGCTGGTGGATCAGCATGTAGGCATTGGGCATGATGAAGCGCTTGGCCCCACACACACTAATGAGCGTGCCTGCAGATGCCACAAAGCCGTCGCACACAGTGTAGACCGGCACAGGAAGGTGCTCGATGCAATCGATCACGCTAAATGCACTGTAAATGTCGCCACCATTGGTCGTGATGTGTAGCCAGATCGGCGGCGGCGGCATCTTGTGAATGGTTGCAATGACAACAAGCTTGTCGGCGACCGCACGAAGCTCCTTGTTTAAAGCGAATACGGTGTCGTGGCTAACATCATCGTTAAAAAACACACAGCTGTGGCTCGAGTACACCGATGCGCCACGGCCGCCCATGAGCAGCGGAAAGGGAATCGCCGGGCCACCACCCTCGTCATCGCTATCCTCCAATGTCGCCGGCTCCCGAATCGGCCTCTTACGCTTCTTGACACCCCCCTTAGCCACCGCAGACCATGTAAGTTTGCCTTGCATTCTTCTCAACTGAATGAGAACACTTGGCCAATTCCTTAAATGGGTGTATTACTTTTTACCATGTTAGGCGCACACCACTTTCGCCAATGTCTTTGTTTGCAATGGCTTCAAGAGACGCCATCATTTGGGAGTGTGTTGGCTTTCGCGAATGGCCCGACCGCACTGAAGGGGGGCCCCATTCCTTGATGGGATTAAATAAGGGCTTTTCCTTTGCCACCGTGCGCAACACAGGCCGACCAAGGCGTGAGGCAGATGCTGCTGTAAAACGCGAGGCATATCGCCGTGCACTTGTGGAAAGAGCGCCACCTGCCATCATGTTTGCACGCCATGTCATTTGCGACAAGAGCACAGTTCTACTCATAAAGTCGTCATAAAGCACCATGTCGGTCATTTGTAAGTCTCCGAAGGTTTTGTCGAGGACATCGATGAACTTATCAAACTCATCAATATTCTTCCTAAATTGGAAGGATGTATACAAGTAGTGTTTGGTTGCCTCGGGTGCACGTGAGTTCACAAGCAAGGCCAATAAGAGTAGACCTTCGTTCATAATTTTAACGAATCGGATGAAGTCGGGGCTTGGATGTTTCTTGTATGAATCATCCGTGTTGCAATACAATTGCAACAAAACACTAGCGTCCGTCGATGCCACCTTGATGTCGTCATTACTTGTGAACATAATCATGTCTTCAAATGTGTGCATGAAAGATTTCGAGTGAGAACAAAAGAGCCGGAACATGTTTGCGCATAGCGTGATTGCATCCATTATGCACACCTTGGGATTAGCATCAGTATTGTAGAGCCCTTTGCTTCCATGTTCATTGATAAGGGCCTCATAGCTCTTAATAGACTCATGGGGCATAGCATACTTGAATAGCTCATACTGAATCATCTCGACAATTTCGGGTCTTTGGGCAGCCGCACCGACATACATGCGCCCATAGTCGATCATCTTAATGGTCTTCGTCTTGGGCTCGTAAAAGAGGTTACCCAAGTGAAGGTCGTTGTGTACAACACCATGTTGCACGCCAAGAGCAACGATTGTGTTTATGAAGAATGATTGAAATGCAATGATTACGTCATTAAACATGGGGCTTTGCACACTCTTGAGTGGTATGCCAATGATTGTTTCCATCAAAGATGCACGCGCATACGAGGGCTGAGCACGTTGCGGCCACATCGTCATATTATCGTTTTCAGGTAAGCTCCATTGCGAGCTATTGATGGGATAATACGTCAAGAATGAATCGTAAAATCTCATGATGTGCTTTTCGCTTAGTTGGTTACGACATATTGTCATCAAAAGAATCGCATTCACATTATCAATAACCGGGTTGTCTACACGGGAACTCAAAGATGTAAGCTTGACGAACAAGGGTAAGCTTGTTCCCCCCTTGATGGCCCTCATGTAGGTGAATTTACAGTTTGCAGAGTTAACGATAAGATTGGGGCTTACATCAATGGCATCCATATTGGAGAAGCGCATAATGATGTAACTTAGCTTTGGCTCTAGAAATCCGAAGCTTCTTCCCGAATAATGTTTGTACCATGACATGAACGATTTGAAAAATGGGATCGGTTGAGACTCAATCGCATGCTTTTGGGGGTCGTCTGCATAAACGAGATCGAAGATAGTCGCAAACTCTTTGAATATACTCTTAAAGTATAATGTTGTCGTTCGCACTATGGCAGTCGAGGCTTGGCTGGTCGATGCTTGGTTGGTCGGTGTGCGCTTTGCCGAGGTTGCCGAGCTAGCTGTTCCTGCCATTCTTTACTATTATGAACTTCACGCCTAGCGGCTTCTACTACAAAACGATGTTTTTAAGCCGTTCTAGGAAAAATAATATTTGAAGTTATTACACCACTCATGAGTCACAAGCACTAGTCGTGACGCGCTTTTCGTATAGCTCGAGGGCATGCAATGCATTTGATACTTCGCCTGCCGAGCCGAGATGTCGCCATTCATCCATCTTATGGCCGACAAACCAACCGTTTGCTATGTCCCCCTCAAACGCCCTCCAAACGAGCTCATGAATGTAGTAGGCCCTTGGTTCATCATCGTATACATGACGCAATGTCACACTTCGATAAGGTGTCCCCGGCACAACAATTCCATAGTGGACATTCCAAAATGCGGAATCTTTGAGGCGCACAGCTCCTGTTGAGGAGACAAGAAGCTCGACTTTTCCAACCTCCAAGGGAGCCCATGTGCAGTGCATGTCATAGCATGCATGTGATGCCCGTTCATTCGCCCCCCGCTCATCGTCTTCATAATGCTCGTGCTCGTTCTCGTTTTCATAATCACGCTCAATATCGTATTCATGGTCTATATCTATACCTCCTTCTTCAATGTGCTCTATTACATCCATTTTGTAACAAAAAGGCTCTTATCACCCATGCACGTTTTTCTCCTTAAATGCCTTATCTCAATAGGCCTTCACAACAAGAAGTGTCTCAATGTACGCAAGTGCATCCCATGATCGATCGCGCATGAAAACGGCGGGTTGCATGTCGCCGGGGTACTTCCCGATTTTGAGGACGTCGGGAGTTATCATGACTGTAACCTCACGTTGGCGGGTTGCATCAGCACCGTCATCGTATCGAAATGCATGCAGTGTATCCGGATGCGGATCGCGGAAGCTGGCCCAGTAGCCATAGTCGCTGGGCTTGGACAAATCGAAGAGACGGCTAATGAAGTCTTGGACGCGCATGATTGCTTTATTCAGTGTGCTTGTGAGTGGCAGGTCCATTTTTGGGATTCATAGCAAAGAATCGCCGGTGAATGTAAAGCTAGCCCAAGGAGTAGGATGTCTGCAAAACCCGGGTTATCGATCGAAACCATTACGGACAAGTTGCCTACCAAGTACTTGGAGAAGCGCATCCCGGCGACACTTACTATGAATACCGTTTTCCTTTACTACACCGTGTGGAACTGGATCGCAATGGGAACTGCACTACTTCTGAGCGGCTCAATGCCAAACCTTGTGTTGTACTCACAAGCAAGCTCGCTCTTAATTGCTTGCATCATTTCCCTGACATGGATAGTATTGGGTTGGTCCTTCTTTAGCCAGTTATATGGCACCATTCTAGGCTTCAAGCACCCAGTACTCATTGTCGCAACGGACCTCATCGTGCACTTCAGCCCCTTGCTCATCATCGGCCTGCCCAACCGCGTGGCCTTGCCGGTCTTCATGCCGCTCCTGACGTTTTGGGTGTGGTACATAAGCATGCGACCGCACATGAAGACGATTTATGGTGCAAAGACAGCAGGAACTCGACTGAGTTTCACCTATGATCGCGTTGCACTAGGCGGCACGGCTGTTTATTTGATTGCACTAATGATTATTTCGAAGAATCATTCTCAGTAACATGATTTGGAGATTTGTTTGAGAATGTTTTCAACTTTAAGCACAAGTGCATTGTTGTTAGCAATGGGATCGATGCCCTTTATAAACTCACTCTGCATGCATTGAGACAAAGTGCGTTTATAAACACATATATCGTCTCTGTAAATGTTGCGAAACATATAACTATCCGAAATGCCGAGTGGTCGATTCACAGATATAGCATAGTCGATAGTGCTCGATACTCCACGGCCGAACATTGTATCGTACATAAACACATTCATAGAGTTTTTACCAAGGAATACAAGCAAATCATCGGTATTAAGAAACTCATGCGTTATCATAAGCTTAATGCCGGGCTTTAAGACTCTGCCCTCACACTTAAAACGTGCATATTGTATGGTTTGTAACTGGTTTGGATCAAAATGAGCCATTGGGATGATAAGTTTTATAATTGCCCGGTCATATTGTTCGTTCACAATGTCCACAATTTTGTGAAACCCTTTATTGTCGAACCCAAAACCAAAGGAACCAAAGATAGGTACATCATCTTCTGCATAGTCTACAAATGACCGCACAGTTTCAGAAGAGTCAACACTCAACTTAGTTGGAGCTCTTTCAAATAGAGGCCTGGGAATCGTGATGGATTGATTAAATCCAGTGGGGTCAATGTCTATAATATTATCGAAAAACAGACAGTGTGATTCGTGCGGCATGCCAACATTTACCACACCATTTTCCTTATAAATCGTGTTTTCGTTCAACCAAGGCATTGTCGAACCATGATAATTGTACATGTGCAACTGCACATCATGAGACATAATGGTCTTCATGTATGACTCAAACGAATCCACTTCTGCATACAAAAACTCGAATGCAGATTGTCTTTTTTGAATGACATCAAAAAGTCGCTGGCCATATTGGTGCACACCACATTCAACCACCTTGTGATTAAAAAATAGTACTTTCATGTTCTCAACAATAAGAGCAGGTGCTTTTAAGTAGTTTTTGTGATCTTCTCAGTCTCAATTATAAAATCAATTATAAAATCAATTTTATATTATAACATACCTTCATAACGTTCGACGTTATGATAATGTCTAATGCCACTACAAGTTATAGTCAAGCGTCTCAAGATCTCTTTGTGCTTTATTCATGTATGCACAAACGAAAGGGCACATTTGTTGAAATAGGGACAAATCATCCTACTTTCAATAACAATACATATCTGTTGGAAAATGTGTATGATTGGGGTGGCATATTAATAGACAACGATAGTTCTTTTGAGGTACTTTATCCTATTTATCGCCCAAAGAGTAGTTACATCATTGCGGACGCATCAAGTATAGATTATAAATCACTTCTACAGAAAAGTAATATGCCGAAAAAGATTGATTACCTACAAATCGACCTAAATGTTGATAACCGGTCTACACTTACGACATTAGAACTCTTGGACGAACAAGTCCTAGACACATATACATTTGGAACATTAACGATGGAGCATGACATATATACAGGCGACCATTTTAACACAAGAGAACGATCACGCACTCTACTCAAAAAAAGAGGGTACATTCTAGCTTTTCCCGATGTAACTGTATTTTGGAATGGTCAACGAAATCCGTTTGAAGATTGGTATATGCATCCAAGCATAATTGATATCAATATGATCGACAATGTCAAAGTATCAGAATCCTTGTTTCATGAAGATGTTATTGCCGTTCTCGAAAGAAACAAACTCTTTCAAAAGTAATATTATTTCATGATATCTGCAATAATGTTTTTAAATGAATAATTTTTTTGCCATCCTAGTGACTTCAGACGTGAGTTGTCATATGTCAAACGCGCAATGGGCTCATAAACGCGATTCTTCGTGCAATCTTCCTCTATTCCCGCA